ATCTTGCCTTAAATACCATCCATCTGCTCTTAATGCAAATGCCAACATCCAAGGTATTCCAATTAAATCTTTCTCTTTATATCCATCTAATTTGTTAGCACGTTTGTTACTATTAGTGGGCAAATCTTGTCTAGTCTCACTAACACTTTGCTTAGGATAATTAGCACCTTTACCAGGACGATAGTTGTAATAACTATCACCTATATTTAACCATAATGTACCATCTTCAGTTAATATATTTCTAACTTCTCTGAACACATTCACCATTTCATTAACATATTCTTCTGGTGTTTGTTCTAACCCTATTTGATTATCTTCTCCTCCATAATCTCTTAGTCCGTAATATGGTGGACTTGTTACACACATTCTAGCACTATTTGGTAGAAATGCTGATAATGTCTTACGACAATCTCCAAATAAAATAGTATCTTTCATAGTTTCATTATAAGGATTTCATGTGATTCTTTAGGTGCATTACCTACATCTTTCTTATTCTTTCCTACTCTAGTTTCACCTAGAGCATAAGAATAATGCCACTCAGGAAATATTTGATCGAAATCTTTATAATACTCCCTAATAGTCTCACAATTATTATAACTTAAAATGAAAGATCCATTATGAGAATGTAATAAATCTCTCAATCTTTCATGGTTAAATCCTGAATGATGTACATCTATATTAGCATTAGGATAGATACCTTTAAACATTTTATTGTCTTTATCTTTCTCTAAGTAATACGGTGGATCAAGATATAAGAACTCTGTATTAAATTCTGTTATAACATCAATAAAATCACCCTTCTCTACATGTAACTTAGGATTACTATAATTTCTGATCTTATCTATCATTTTATCCCATTTCTTTTGAGATTGATATATCTTACTCATCCATCCTAAGTACATTGGACCATATGAAAGATTGTGATTAAAATAATAATATGCTGCTGCTGTTAAATTATCTAAATCAATTCCATCCCTTCGATAATAATCTGTATGCCAATCTTTAAGCATACGTTGAGTATAATTCCACTCAAGTAGTTTATCTTTAACTCTCTTATATTCTTTCTTAGTTGGAGATAACTCTGATAATTTATCTGCTAATTCTATATTATTATATAATAATTGATCCCAAAAAATAACTAGGGCATCAAAAATATCAAACCCTAGTACTTCTATTCCCAACTCACTTGACCATCTTGATTCTAAACTACCACCACCCATAAAGGGTGATATTATCCTATTAGGAATAGGTAGTTTAGGTATTTGTTGGGTTATAATATCGTATGCTTTTGATTTACCACCAGCATACCTAATTGGTGTTTTCATACAGTAGATTGTTGTCTTAATTTCTCAAGTACATTAACATTTTTTGGTCTAATATACTTTTGATTAAATTCTTTTCCGTATGAATTCTCATCTTTACCCCATTTAGCATTATAAGAACCATCTTCTCTGATAATCATGTCTCCATCAAAACCATTTTTCCTGTTCTTTAATACATTACCTACTTTTCTATCTGCTGCATTCTCAACATAACGTACAATCCAATAGAGATAATAATTATATGCTCTACGATAAGTATCATATTTTGCTTCAGAAGTCTTTCTATATACTTCATCACATTCTATTTGATCTGCTGCTTGTAATATCTTTCCTATTGCGTTAGTTGTTTTACCTCTATAATATTCTTTATCATTACAAGCATTAATTACCTCCTCAAAATAAGGATCATCAGCAAATGCTTTAGTTGCTGCTAACATTGCACATAATAAAGGTTGATCTATACCCTTATCTTTCTTTAAATTAAACTTATCTAAGTATCGTATTTGTGGTAAGAAATGTTGTAATTGTAATGCAGATGCTTCCCTTTTCTTTGCAGTTTTAGTTTCATTTGGACCTGCTTCAATTCCATTTATACCTTTATTTGTACCATATAAAGGTGCACCGTAAGTCCACATTGATGCAAAATTAAGAGCAGTACCTATTTGACCATCAATAAACTTAGGTGAAACAGGATTAAATCCTAATAATCTATATGCACCAGTTAATGCTTCACCAGATGTTTCACATGAATCAGGAGAATCATAACAACTGTATATGAAATGAAGTTCTTTTAATGTTGATTTCTTATATACAATAGCAAGTAAATTTGGTGGTAGTTGATCTACATTACCATTTTTCCAATTACGTTTACGAGTATTAGCATCAAGAATAAAAGTTGAACCTGCTTTATATAATTGACCATCTTCATCAGTATCATCTTCAGTAAGGATACCAATAGCAACTAATAGGTGAGTATCACCCAACTTGTTCATATGATTAGTTTTAGATTTTTCTATACGAAGTAGATCATCACGTTGCTTAATCCAAGGATCTAATTGTATAAAATCATCATAAGATATAGGCATATAATAAGTATTTAATCCAACATGTTGTGCCTTTTGGATTATACTTTCAGTTAATGTCATAAAAAATATGTCTCATTAGAGTTCATTGGTATTATAATATTATAATATAATATTGTCAACCTTTTGTTCTTTTTTGTTTGTAATCAGCAAAAGATTCACTAATATGAATAGGTATTGCTTCACCTCTTTCTTGGAAGTTCCAAATAGGTAATTTACCTGTAGATTCTTTATACTGACGTAAACATAATTGTTCTATTGCCTTTGCACTTACAGGAGTCCATACAAGTTCTTTACCATAAAGACCAGGAACTTCAACTTGTATTTGATCCATGTAAATAAAATAGATTTTAATAGTATTATTTGAATCACGTTCTTCTCTCATCAAATAATTAATAGTAAATCTATTTTGACCAGGATCATCTTGACCTGCACCCATATAAAAACTCATACATCCATGAATTCCATCTTCAGCAGATGATTGTCCTATTTTGAATATTATATCATTGACTGTAATAATATACACCATAGAAACATGTTTCTTTCTAAGTTCCTTTGGAAACTTATCATCATATTCTAATACAAGTTTCTTATCATATTTTACATAACGACTACCAGAATATGCTTTAGGTGCTTCAGCAACTTCACCAACATAAATGGCATTAGAAACTTCAGAGATGTGCATAATTAATGAGGATTAAATGATTTAAGATAAAGAGCATAGGTTATTATTATACCTATAATAAAAATAGTAAGTAAATTAATCATCAAGAGAACCATACCATGCGAGAAGAGCAAGTACACCACCTATTATAGCAAGTGGTAACCATAATTGTACAAGTAATATAATAAAAGCACCACCAACTAATATTGGAAACCAACCAAGCATTTTACCAAAATGAGGTCTACCAAAATTAGAATCATAACCAGAATTATCTTCTGGTTGTTTTGATTCTCCTTTCCATAGTACCCTTATTACAGGTAAACCATACATTGATTCAGCAGTAGTTTCTGCTTCCTGTTCATTCCAACAATCGTGAATAAAGACAGTTTTGTTATGTCCACTTTCACGTTGTAATAGTACTTCATAAGTGTTCATAACTGATCCAAAACATCATAAATTGCATCATCTTCAGTACCTAATATTGATGATACCCACTCATCTTCCTGCTCTTGGCAGTTATCGAGTCTTTCATCATATTCCACTGAGGGAACAAACAATTTTTTAGATGTCATAACCAAAACCTCCGTTTTGTGCTTGTCGGGTAGATTCAACTTGCTTTCGTAAATCACGAAGAGAAGTTTTCAATTTAATCAATTCCTCCTCATTGTATAGAAAAGGATCTTGATCTGCTTTTTTTAAAGCATTTTTTAGCAGTTTAATCTGCATCTTGGTTGAGAAGAACTTTCTCATAGTCTTAATATAGTATAGAATGAATGATCTGTGTTAAGATAGTGTTCACTTTGTCAACTGTCACTATCTGTCTATTTCTCCAGTAATATCAAATACTTCCCTAATCTTTCTTAAAATTATATGATACTTCTCTGTATCATCTTCAGGTACACATACTGATTCTGCTATGATTGAATCATATATTATTTCCCATTGTTCATCATTAAAGTATTCACGAATTGAATCGTATTCATCATACTTTAAATTGTCAGGTGTAATTACAACCTTCATCTTTTATACAACTCCTTCAAATGTAATTTGTCAGTAATTTCATCAATATCTTGCATCCTTGCACTATACTCATCAAAGGATATTAATTTATCTCTGAAGTATTGTTTCTGTAGTTGGCAAACATACATGATGAGAGAATCTTTAATAATCAATTTTTGTTCAAATGTTAGTAATTGTGTTTTAGTTCCGATCATCTTCGGAGTGTTTTTGTGTACTCTACTATATTATCACGAACTTCCATCAATTCAACAAAACATTTTTGATTATGAGCACATCCACGTAATTCGTGGTCTGGTTTATGTAAGGACTCAATAAAAAGGTCGAGACCTCGGTTCCATTTCTGGTCTTTGGTCTCGTTATCTTCTATTGTCGCTTGATCTTTAGATGGCATTAACTTTGTGTAGTGTATTCTATTTCAACTCCATCATATGAAGCATCATCATATTCTATATCGTCAAAATCATCATCAAACATCCCAATCTTTTTGGTAGACATCATACTTTCTTTTTGAATTTTTTCTTGATCCATAGTCATAAGAAGATTCCTCCCATTTAGTACGATTAGTAGCATTTTTTTGCCTTTTATCTCTTAGTGATTTGCCTGGAGAATAATATCCTCTCTCGGAACCACCTCGTCTAAAAGTTTTGCCCATGAGTTGACTTTATAGTTTAACTGAACTACATCTGTATATATTAGATGAGAAATGCTATATTGTCAAGTTTCATCTTTATATACCGTATTGGTATTTTTAGTTACTTTTTCAGAGAGAAACACAACACCAGAATCATTAATTCTTGGATCTTCTAATGATGAATCATCTATATGTGATTCATTAGAAATTGATAAACTATCAAAACAAAATCCAACACCATGAAGGAAATCAGATACATGTTCAATAGCATCACTTAAATAGGATGAATCAAATTCTTTTGTTGTTACTACGTCATCTTCATCCGTAGCAGTTAATAAAAAACGAGGCATGGAATTATCCAAATACCTCGTAATTATAGCACATATAATGCCTAGTTTGTCAAGTATGTGCCACTAATTAAATTGCATATCGGAGAATGACTACTCCACTACCTCCATTACCTCCTTGTCCTGAGTCTTCACCACCACCGCCACCACCAGTGTTTGCATCACCATTACCAGGATTAGTGTTAGGAGATTGTCTACCTCCAATACCACCGCCACCTTTACCACCATCACCAACTTGACCAGATGATTCGACTCCACCGCCTCCACCACCTGCTAACCAATAGGTACCACCGTCTAAATCACCTATTTGTGTTGCAGCACCAAATGGGTTAGGTAGTCCATCACCACCATCTCCAGCGACATTATAACTTGGTGCATCTTCTCCTTTTTCGCCAGCACCACCGCCGCCACCTTCACAATAGTTAGGTGAACTACGACCATTACCACCACTAAATCCTTGACCAGCAGTACCTTGACCAGGACTACCATTAGCAGTTGCACCACCACCTGATCCACCAGATCTACCAGTACCAGATGACCATGAAGCACCTCCACCACCACCGATTGAAACTATACCATTGAATGATGAATCGTTACCGTCGTCTGCTCTACTACTAGAACTATTACTACCAGAACCACCATTACCAACTACTACATTATAACTACCAGGACTAATTGACATTACTGGTTCATTGGAAGAATTTCCACCAGATGTTGCACCAGGAGCATTGGTTCTAAATCCACCAGCACCGCCACCGCCACCAACGTCTCCTCCACCGCCACCGCCACCACCAGCGACAATAACGTATTCAATGTTTCCTGTACCAGCAGTAATGGTAAATGTACCATTAGATGTAAATACATGGTATCTATATCCACCAGTAGTAATAGTACTATTACCTCCAGTTGCTTGTAAACCTGATAAACCAGGAAATACTTTCCACTCAGTTCCATCATATACTTGAACCTCATCTGTGGTTGTATTCCAACCAATTAAACCAGTAGCAGGAGATCCAGGTCTTGTTCCATCAGTCCATGTCTCAAATTGTCCAGAAGTTCCGAGTGGAGACCATGCACTTCCAGAATAGACTTCAACTATTTTCTCTGTACTATTAAATATCATTTGACCTACAGATGGAGATCCAGGTCTTGTAGCAGTTGTAAACGTAGGTACCGTAATAGGTCCAGACACCATATTACTTGCTGTACCTGTTGTGATATTAAGTTTTCCTATATTTAATCCCATATTCTTAACTCAATAAAACATATACTGCTGAACTATAATCCCTTCGATCAGTGTTATTACCTTCTCTATTAGGGTATATATCCATAAATGATCTTCTGCTATCATCATATCCAAATTGTGTCATAACAGATTCATCTTGTCCTGAAGTTGAGTTAGAAGAATCAACTGCAAATTTAGCATCACTAGCATTATGGAAATATAAACTATTACTTGGTGATGTAAAATAAGACTCGTCAATGGTTACATCAGTATCAGACATTTGCATGAAGTTGAAACCTGGATTAGACCATCTTTCCCTACTATCATATGCACCATTAGTTGCAAATCCATTTCTTCTTACTCTAGGCATACCTGAAGATTGTCCAGATGTCCAGAATCTCTTAAATGCACGACCTGAAGGTACACCAAAGTACCAATCAAGATTTCTAGTATTTGCCCAGTTAGTAATATCATTAGTACCAATAAATCTCTGGAATTGAGGTTGATAATCACCAAAGTCAGCAGATATTACCGTACCTGAACTATTATCTACTGTACCTCTTGCAGTAGTAATTGGATTATTTGCAACTGTATTAGATGCGTCAGCAGCAAATTTACCCATAACCATCCATCCTCTATTATTAGAGAAGATGCAGTAAATCTGTGTAACACCACCATTAGCAGTATCAATCCAATACAATCCATCAGAGATTGTAGGATCTGCTTCGTATATTGCTTGAGCATTAACCGCAGGATTATTTTGATCTAATCCAGGTGTATTAACTGGTGCATTAGTTCTAACTCCAACCCATTTAGTACCATTATATACTTCAAATTTTTCTAATTCTGTGTTCCAACCAAACTGACCAGTTGATAAATTAGTACTAGGTTTAGTTGACTCTGTATGTGAGGGAATAGGTCCACCTCCTTGGGCGTTCCATCTTGATCCATCCCACATTTCTATTGACTCATTACTATTATTCCAAATCAAAGCACCAGCAGCATCTGAAAATGGTCTATTATTGGTTGTAGTATATGGAAGTTTTACTCCATTAGTACCAGTCAACAAACCAGATGCTTCAATGCTTGCTGCTTCAATATCTCCAGTAACTGCTAGATTTGACATATACTTACGCTATTCCTCTAATATTTATCAACTTTGAGTAAAAATGTAAAATGTATAATTAGTTGAACTTATTTGTTGCCCCCAATAAAAATATTGAGAAGGTCCAGATGTATCACCAGCATGATAGTTTTCACAACCATAACTTCTTGAAGAGTTTGCATTTAATCTAGGACCAGGTGCATCACCATTAACATCACCTTGCATAGTAAATCCCCAGACACCGTCATCAGCAGAGAATCTACTGGTGTCACGGTAACCATTACTATTCATCTGAGAGTTATCTGAATAGTATGTTCTGGCACTACCTCCATCATCAGAAGTTTCAGTTCCATCAGCATTTATTACAAAACAATATAAATTCTTCCATTCAACTGGATAGAAGAAATCTTTAACAGCAGCACTAGAATAATCTCTAAACATATTGATAGAGATACCATAAAATGTACTACCATTATATGCTGCCATTGCATACCAAGGTATACCATTAAAGGTGTTATTGGCAAATCCTGAAGTATTAACAATAGTGGCACCAGTATCAAAATATGGTGCATCAAAATATCCTCTACCAGTTATAGGACTTTGACTAGACATAGATTCACAAATACCACCATAAGTTGCAGTAGCAAATACTTTATAACCATTAGAAGTAATAGTATTAATAATATTAGTATCGTCTGTATGTCCGTAACTTTGTAAAGCAGGTAAAAGAACATTCTTTAATGTAGCATATGTTCCTGCTATTGGTGGTTCACCAAGAGTATACCATTGTGCTTCATTAGAATCATTTACACCATTATAGATTTCTAGTTGTCCTGAATCAATGTTTAAACCCCAACTACCTATTTCTAAACCTGTTGTTGGTCGATTATCTGCATCTGCCCATGTATCAACAGTACCATCATCACCCAATTCTTTCCAAGCACTCCCACTATAAACCTGTGCTAAACCAGCATCACTATTCCAAATTAAAACACCAGCATCAGTTGATCCTGGTCTTGTAGCATTTGTAAAAGTAGGTATTTGAATCCCAACTGTTGATGTTACTTTTTTTGTTGCTGTAATGTTTGTAGCATTTACAGTGGTTACATTTAAATCTGGCATTTTGTACTATAAATCCCCAAAGTATTTAGTTATTTAATCCACCACCACAAAGGAGTGGTTGTGATTGCTCCATTGTTTCCAGCGTTGCTACTACCATCAGTTGTAGCACCACCCCAATTTGTATTATCATCATTACCAACTTTTGCACCAATGTTATTGTCATTGTCCTGACCTGTAAGATCAATACCAGATCCATTTGTAGGAATTGCTAAAGTTCCGTCAGTATCACCACTAGATCTAGCAGAATAGTTAGCAGACCTACCAACATAGAACCATTCAAATTGATTACCACCACTTGATAAAGCATCCCAAACATTAAACCAACCATTAACAGGGGCATTACCACTACCTACAACACCATAACTATAGTCAGCAGTATCAGTTCTACTATTAGTATAACCATAATCAGTTATGTTATTATATTTGTGATTAGGATTATTATAACCCCATCTTATATTATAACTATTATCAAACTTTCTTATACAAGTTCTCTGAACACTAGGATTACTAGCATTAGACAAGTAATGTTGAGTATTATTCGTTGGTGCCCAAACTTGCTTCCACTTAATTGCAGTATTCCAATTATAATACCAATCTGCTGATGCCCCACTTCCTAAACTACTACCAGAAGCAATAGTTGAGTTTGAAGTACATCTAAACATATTCATATCCATATCAGCAAAATTAGCAGAAACAGGATATGAACCAGCAGATGTTGGTCCTACAACATCTTCTGTAGTAATAATATTCTGACCATCACCACCCCATCTATATCCTTCTTGAAAAGCAGCAACTAACATCCATCCAGACTGACCATTAGCATCATTAGTATCAAAGTCACACCATACTTCTTTAGGACCATTTGATGTCTCAATCCATAGAAGTTCTTTACCAGATGTTTTTACACCATTATCATATAACCACTTAGCAGAAGGTGCTGCTGAAGCAGCAGATGTACCGTCAACACCAGAACCTACAGGAAATGATTCCCAATCAGTACCATTATATACTTCACAAACATATGTTTGAATATTAAACCTAATCATTCCAGCATTAGGTGATGCAGGTCTTTGTGCTGTAGTTCCACAAGGGATAGACATTTGACCATTATTAATAAGTGATAGTACACCAGCAATATTCAAATGATTAGGACTATCCATCCTAATTTTGAAGTCTTCCTTCTCTGGTCCAATTATGTTATCTACTTCTAATATACTCATTAGTTTTTCTTTAATAATGCCCAGTTAAATACTAATTGATAGTTATTTGATGCACCAAAATTAGTACCATGCAATCTCCAATATCTATATGCAGTACCATCATTATGTAATGGAATCCATTTACTAGTATCATTTATAGTATTACTATAAGTATGATTACCCTGATTATATATTAAATAACCATCTGCATTACCACTACCATTATGATACTTCCATTGTCCTACTGCTGTCCAATTACTACCATCATTTGATCCTTCAACATAATTTTCATCACTCCAATGATTATCACCAGGATAACCAATGGCAAATGTATAATCAAAACTTTGTGGTGAAACTAAATCTACTTGAATATATCTATTGTCACCATTTTGCTGGAAACCATAACTTGACCAACTGCCAGTAGTTGTTCTATCAATAGTATCAGCAACCATATTAGGATTACCACCAAGACCACTACTACCATCATAAGTCCAAGTAAAGTTTTGTGCATTACCTATTGGACCTGTTGGTGTTAGATAATTTGTATAATCAGTTGCTATCGGGTTTGCCTTACTATTAGCAGTTTCAAGATATACTAATAAGGTATCACCAGTATTACCACCACCCGATCCAGAATGAGGATAGACAGTATTTAATATACCACCATAATTACTAGTGCTATCTATCTGACCCCAAACCATACCATTACTCCATACGTTAGTATTACTAGCAAGAGTAACAATATCATGGGTTTCTCCACCACCATTATTATGTTGAAAATACATAGTATCTCCAACCCTTCCAGATGATCCTGGAGCAATAACAACCGATTGTCCTTGATTAACACCCATACTCCAAGAAGCATAAGGATTTAATAATGATTGAAGAACATTATTTATTTCACTGCCCCTCTCAATCCTGTACATAACACTAGGATTATTGACACTTGTAAATTTAACATGTGTCCAAGTACTTAAGGCATCAACTTCTGCCCACGGAACTGCTTCAACACTATTTGCTGTTGCAGCATTCATTGATCCTAAAATTCCAGTGTTAGGTGATCTTGCATCACCACTTGATGAATGAAAGTAAATTAAATATTCTGTTATACCCGACTCTGTAGTATAATTTCCTGTACCAATATCAACCCAATCACTACCACTATAAATTTCTACTTTATTAGTATCTGTATTATATCTTACATACCCTGCTGCTGGACTTCCTGGTCTATTAGCAGTATTTCCCGTTGGTAACTGTAATGCACCCGTATTAGTAGACATATCCAAATTACCATCAACCTCAAATGTATGACCAGCAGGTATAGAAACCTGCCCCAAAGTTGATGGTATTCCTTTTAATTTGGCGGTTGACAGTTTACTCATATTACCAATTATTTTATAGTATTATTTAGAGTGGTTTCCAAAGAGAACCTGTCCAAATTTCCAAGTAATTACCGTCAGTATTAAATCTTAATGAACCCATAATAGGGTCAGGATTTCTATCTGTAGTTCCATTTCCTCCTGGAAATGGTATATAATTCTGACCATTTACTCTAAGATCAGATGACATCTCTAATGTTGCTTCAGAATCTAAAGTAACTTTAAAACTAGGTGAGTTACCTCTAATAGTTGCTACACCTAATTCCATCAGACTACACTCCAAGAACCACCACTTTCTATGGTGACTGTAAAACCATTTGCTATAGTTATTGGTCCTGCACTCATTCCATTAGCATACTCACTACCAGCAGTCGGTCCTACAGTAATATTTTCTGAAATAGTTGTTGCATTAGTTCTAATAACACTTTTATCACCTAATGCTGGTCCACCACCTGATACTGCTGCCCATCCCGCACTACCAGTTCCATCATCTGCTTTATAAATTTCTGCTGCATCATTATCAGTATTAAATCTCAGAGTACCAGGAGATACACCTGTAGGTCTTTGAGCAGTAGTACCTGATGGCATCCTTAATACACTATTAGAATTCAAGAAACTAAGTGTAGTAATAATTGCTTCGGTTGCTGTGGAAATCTGATTTCCACTAATTCTTGAAATTGCCATATCTCTTTAGTTCCTCATGTATATTTAGATAGGTAATTCTAAAATATGAACAGTATCACTTGCTAAAGGTGCATCACCAGAGTTAAATACAATATTTGCTCCATTTGCATCTACTGTGTAATTAGTACCTGCAATTTGTGCTACGCCATTAAGGAATACCAAACATGAATCATCAGTGTGTTGAATACCACCTGTATAAGTGGTAAGTGCAAATGTTAAAGTAGTTCCATCACCTGCATATGTTTTAGTAATATACTTAGAAGCAGCAACACCACCTCTACCAGTAACAACTAAATCACCATCAACTCTTGCAGAACCATTAACATCTACTCTATAAGTTGAATTTGCTGCGATTCCAAGACCAATATGACCACTGGTAGCATTAGTACCATCACCCATATTAATATCACCAGTATCAGTTAAACCAAATTCCTTCCATACTTGACCATAATATATCCATCCAAGTGATTTTCCTGGTGACCAATTAATATTATATACTAAATCACCATCAGCAGGTGTAGTATATGTTGGAATATTAGAAAAATCAGGTAATCCATTTGCTAATTCTGGTGCAAGTAATGTTTGCTTAATTACCGTACCATCTTGGTTATAATATGATACCTTTCTTGCTTGAATATTATCTGTAAATGTTGTAAGTCCTTGGAATGTAACAGGACCAGTAAATATAGATTCTAATTGGTTAGATGCACCACCGATTACGGTTAGTTTATCAGTAAGAACCAACTCAGAGAATGTCTCGATAGTTGTGTTCTCTTCACCAATAACATTTAATTGTGCTATATCCTCATTAGTGATCTGACCTGTAACTGGGTTAATAACTTGGTTACCAATGAATAGGTCACCATTTGAGTTAAGTCCAGAATAGAAAGCAACTCCTGCTTCTTCTTTAATAGACTGAGAGAATCTTATTTGATTTTGTGATAGAGTCTCAACCTGAGTTTGAGGGAATGCAGTAGAATAGTTACCAGGACCGAAACCAAGATACTCAAACGTATGATTACCTGATCTAAGGATCGAGTGTCGTCTGAACTCGACATTAATTGGTGCGACTGTTCCGTCATTATTCTGTCTTATATTAATTTTTCTTACTTCCTCATCACCTGCTCTTGCAGTTAATTCTACATTAGATAATCTGCCATTGACAGAATCATAGTTAGGTGTAGTACCTGGTTGAGTCCATCCAGTATCACTTAACAAGAACTCAGTTGCTTCCTTAGTAATAGAAAGTTTAGGATCTTTATTAGGTGTAGGTGTAGCACCATCAGTTGCATTAACCAATCCAATCGTTTGATTATCTGCTACAGATTGAGCAGCATTAGGATCGGCAACAGGATTATCTCTATCAAATGTAGGATATACCTCATTAACATTTTGTGAGAAGAATCTATCATTAAAGTTAGATGTTGAAGGTGCTATAGATGCACAAAGTAGTGTTAGGTAGTATATACCATCATTAACACCTCTTTCAAATTCCTGAACAACTTCAATATTATAAATGTAATAACATTTTGCTAACTTATAAGAAGTAGTATCACTATTAAGTGGTTGTAAAACATAACCACTCAACGGATCTCTTGGTAATGGATTAGTTTTATCCTTATCAATTACATATCTTACACGATAAGTTCTATCATCTAAATCTCTTGGGTCAGGTATTCTCTTAAGGAATGTAGTTGGTGTAAAGTTAACTGTATTATAAGTTGTAGTATTACTAGAAAGAGTATTATATATCTCGTTATTAGTAGCACTTACAGATAGATACCAACCTCCAACTTGATCTGTTGTTCCACCTATTGTATAAGTTGCACTATCAAATTGAATTGGAGAACCAGAAACACCAGCAGAAAGACCAGAAACACTAGGTCCATAAGGTGAAATACTTGCTGATTGTACTGTTGCAGAAGTAGCACCTTGAGCAACTAACAAACAATTAATCTTATCTGCTATTGCACTATTACCAGTACCATCTTGTCTTGCACCGATTGTATAACCCTGTACTCTTGTTGTTGGTGGTGATGCCTCACTTGTATAACCATAGAGATATAATCTAGTTCCAGGAGTTCCACCCTGTCCTGCTAATGCAGAGTTAATTGTTTTAGTTCTTTGTATATCAATATTAACCCAGTTTACAGATGTCTCTTCACCAAATATTACATTACCATTAACAGTATCTGAGTTGACAGCAGTTAAAGTAACAACTCTAGTATTAGTATTAACCGTACCAACCGTTGCACCAGTACCAATACCAGTACCATAAACAGTCATACCCTGAATAACACCATTGATAGATCCATCATTGGCAAGAGTAATTGTTCCTGCTCCACTTGTACCAGTTGCAGTAGTTGAGATAACATTTAATGCTTTAGGTGGTATGATATGAGTTATAGCACCTGCTTTATCTTTAGAAAATGCTTTTGCTTTAAATCCAGCAGATCGGAGTGCAATATTACCGAAGTTAGAGTTACTATTAGTAATAGACATGTCAGCACCTCTAAGTGCTGTAAAATGTCCTTCAAATCCAACAGCGAACACAGAAACTGCCTGAATGAAAGCATCATCAGAACACATAATATGTTTATGTCCCCATCCCTTACGATATTCAGCAAAACCATCTAAGTGAGCACCATCTCCTGAGGTTGCTACATCATAGTTACCAGTTGATGCGTTATATCTTACAAATGCTCTGTCATCTTTTTGTAGTGATAGTCCAGTAAACTGAGCAACAACCATTGATTTGAAACCAGTTGCCTTAGAACCATTAGCGTGCATTCCATTCATACCCCACACACTTCTTAGTGATAGGTTGAATGCGTATGGTGATGCTGAGTCAACAGTATCAATTTCTGTTTTTACAGTGACATTAGAACCAACAGCATTACCAGTTGGTTCACCTTGCATTTGGTATGTAAATACATTACCACTAGCAGATGTTACAGTAAATGATCCATTATATAATGATGCATCAACTTCTGATTGAGGTCCAGTTGATCCAGTAACACCAGATACATTAATATTAACACCAACAGAGAATCCATGATCTCTTGGGTTATCAAATTCATCAACAGTAACAGCAGTTGCAGTTTGTCCGTTTCTTGTTATTTGTAATATTCTATATTCATCACTAATAGGACCAACAATTCTGTTCTCTTCAACTCTTGCCTGTATTTGGTCAGTTGCTGGATCACCAGATGTATCAGGAATTGTAGCAAATGCCTTAGATACTTTCTGATAGTATATTTCTAGGTCAGTTCTTTCTAATATATTTGGTACAGCAGAGTAATCTGCATTAGGTACAGTACCTTGAGTAATAAGAGTTGATAATGGATTTAAACCATCAGCAAACTCAAAACATGTAAGTCTATGATGTGAATACTTAGGTGCTAATGTCTCTACACTATCAGGTTTGAAATATACACCTTCTTCTGCACCATCAAAGAATGAGAATTGCCAGAAGTAAGTACCACCAGTTACTTTGAAGATTGCTGTGCGTGGGGGAACCTGATCTTCTGTATTAATACCTTTAGAAGCAAGAGTTGTAGGATATGGAACGTATTTTGGAATTATTTTAGTTCTTCTAAGGTCTGTACCAACAACAGAACAACCTCTAGGTACAATGACACCACCTTCTGAGGAGTTATATTTGTATAATACATTATTAGGAGAAGATAAATCTAAATTTGAATTGGAATCAAGAGGAGCAACGTTTGTATATAATACTTCACCAGGTCTATTATCTATTTGATATTCAGCAGGATAGAGCATGATACTAAAAGCATCAAACTCGTCATTACTCAAACCAACTCTATATGAGAACCTTGCTACTTCAAGAAATGCTCTTTGTAAAGATTTAAATGGTCTTAATGCAGAGTTTCCTCTATTATCAATAGAGTCTGAAGCGTCAAAGTCATCAGGATTGACGTATATAATACGTCCCGTACGGGACGTAATAATATTCTTTAACCTAGTTAGTGACATTGCTTATATACTTTTAGTTATTTATTATGATCCAAATACTCTTGTAGGAAGAGCAGTACTCGCATCCTCAAACCCAATAAAACTCATTGCATTATTGGCAGTTGCAGATTTAACAAGTAACCTTTCACCAGGTCCAATTACAACAGATGTTGTCTTATCTATGTTATTGGCAGAATTTGATTTTCCAATAATAATATAATTTTCATTACCAACAGCAGCAGTTGCAACATCAACACTACTTACAGTAACTGTTGATCTTGTTGCTGTATTACTTGCTGGTACATCCTGAAAAGTATCCGAACCCGCAAAATCAGCAGATCCAGTTCCTTTTATAACCCTTAAAGTTGTACCACTATAAGAACGAACATATCCTATAGGACCAGCAGTTTGTCCTGTTATAGTATAGGTAGTACCACCAACAGTAAATGTATCAGTAGAATTAACTAATGTACCATCCTTCTCATAGATATAAAATTCTGTATATTCAACGTTTGTAGTAGTTTGGAATTGACGATCTGTACCACCATATGCTGAATTTGCAGCAGTACCAGTAGTACCTTCATAGAAATATAATGTTGTAGGTGTAGTACTCTGACTAAAGTCATATTGAATATAAGCACCACCAGAACCTGCTGTGCCATTGGTAGTTTTACCAGTGGTAAATTCTGTACCATCGTCAGAGTTACCAGCAGTATTATCAGGACCCCATTCACCATTTACTGTTGTTGAGAATTTAAAATCTTTACTCGCCATTGATCCATCAGAAACATCAAAACGATATACTCTATCAGAGAATAATATCATATTGGTACCATCAAGGTTTAGATCATATGTTCCACCAGCAGTTGTACTAGAAAAAACAAATTCCTGTACACCTGTAGCAATACCACCACTAGAAATAGTTGCAGTTGCACTTCCACTAGAAGTAAGACTATCACCAGCAGCAAATTCTGCTCCACTACCATTAATAGTTGAAGGACCAATAAAGATCACATTCTCACCTTTACCAAATACCGTTGCAACTGTATCATTAGGAGAAGTACCTGTAGATACTGTCTGACCAACTTCAAAAGTACCAGTTACAGATTCTATACTTATTTGTCTTATTAAAACATCTTTAATATAAATTGTCGTTGTAGGTGGAACATAAAATGATTCCCAATTAAATTTCTTCTCTCCATCATCAGTCGTAATTAATTGTCCACCAAAAAATCCTGCTGCTGCTGTAATTGGAGTATTGACTGCTACTCTATATCCAGATATAATATCTCCCTTATGAAGTTTATATGTACTTGCATCAAGTGTTAATTCTTGATCATAATCTTTTATAGCAGCATCATATGCTGCACCAGTTCCATCATTTACTACATTAAGCACTGCACTTGCCGAGGCATTAATCGGAGCAGAGTATAGAGTAGCAAGTGAATTGCCTGGTTTAAGTTGTCCTAAGATTCCTTGGTCTGCCATAGCTATTAATTAAAAACCTGCGTAAAAGAATTGTTGTAATCGGGTCATACCCGTTAAGTTTTGTGCTCCAATACCAGCACCAAAGTTTACGTCATCTAAAGTAACGTTTTCGGTAGATAATAAAGTAGCATCTGCATCTGGGAACCTAATAGTTCTAGGAGCAGATAAGTTATCAGTATTTAAAGTAGCAGACCCAAGTTGATTACCTGTTGCTTTAAGAACAGGTGCATATAAAGTTTTACTCTTTAATTCTTGAGTTGCATCCTCTGTAACAAAAGTATTATTACCTTGATTATTTAGATCATTTGTTGGTGGAACTTCAAAAACCTGATTTGATAATGGGTTTTGATTAGCAACATTAAATGTTATCTTCTTTGATCCATCACTTGTATCCTGTAAAACAAGAGATTCTATTGATTTATTCTGAAGTACTTGTGTTGCATCAGTACCAACCATAGTAACGTTAGTATCAGGTATTGCTATTGTCCTATCTGCTGTTAATGCATCAGTATTAAATTGAGCAGAACTTGTGCCAACGTCAGCATTAGCAGCAAGTTTTGGATTAACAAAAGTTTTATTTAATGATGTTTGTTCTGCTTTAGTATCAAGTAAAGTAGATGAGGTAGCAGTAGGTTCTAATGATGTTGTTACTGTACCACCATCAGGTAAGAAATATGATCTTCTAGTACCAGAGGTTTCTGACCAATTAATTTGAAATATTGCTTCTTCAGTATTATCTACAATAACAAAATTATCCTCATCAATAAGAAGAGTTTTATTCGTTAATGTCTGAGTTGTATCAGCACCTACAATAGTAGTTCCATTACCTTGAGTAATAGCAGGGAATGTAAAAATACGAGTATTAGTTCCCGTACCAACGTTACTTACCTCAAATCTTGCTTTTGGACCTTGTGCATCTTCAAGAATAAATGTTTGATCAGATACCACAAAATTACCAGTTACCTTAACAGCACCAGTTCCTTTAGGAGATAATACAATATCAGCATTTGATGCAACATCATCAACAGCAGTCATATACAATGATACACTACTATTTCCATTATCCAACCTAGTCATATAAAGACCACCATCACCAAAAGCAATACCTATTTGATCGTACGCATTCTGATATAGTCCTGAATCTCGATCAAGGTCAAAACATAGACCAGGATCTGTTTTTGTTCCTTGCCCTAAACCTTTAAATAATTGATTTACTTTTGCCTTTCTGTTAGGAATCAAAGGGTCAGATACAACAACTGGGAGAATCGCTTCTCCCGATAAGTTGGAATCTGAAATTGTTTCTAACTGAGAAATCTTTCTGGTTCCCACGAATAATCACACTTATTGCTACAGGTCTATTTATACGGTAACAGAGTCGCTATTGTTGAGTAGAGTGTTATAAAGATCACTTGCCCTTTCTAGGCAATCACTATGGTATTTAATTTTTGTTTCTAACTCACATAAAAGATCTTGATAACAAACATCTACATCACTCTCGATATACTGATCAAGTACATCAGATAGAACATTTCTAGTAGATGCAGTTCCTGGTAATTGAATTAAATTAGTCATAATGATACCTCATTGTAAAAAAGAAAGTTGTCGTTCAAGTTCATACTTGACTGTATACAATGGTCCTTCCATTGCCTTTGCCCACTTATTACCCTTTATTGTAGTGATAACACTATCAATTTGTATTAGAGCAATTTCAGTAGCAGCTTTTGATGTACCAAATACTCCAATATCATTGTCGATATCTTCATAATTTGGATCTTCTATCCTCCTCCACTCTTCATTTGGCATTTTTTTCCTCTTTGATATCTTGGTGCAATCTTTCTAATGCCTTAATCACATCTGGAGTTTCCTCCCATTCCCAAGTCGATTCACGACCTTTTTTGTCCACTGTTTTAAACGATTTTTTAGTCATTTTACTCCTATTTAAATGGTGGTCCTTGAATCCAAGCAACTAAAGAAATACGTTTTCCTGATGTTACTGGGTTTACTTTATGTGGTAACCAAGAAGGGAAAATTATACATTCTCCTCTTTCTGGTTTATAAGATTTATGAAATATATTATCATACTCAAACTCTAACTCTCCTCCCTCATATTCATTAGGACCAGAAATAAGGAGAGAACAAGATAATTTTCTCTCCTTATTTGATCCACTTTTTATAACCGAATTACTAGTATCTACATGCCAATTATAATGATCTCTCTTATCTGCCGTATACACCGTTGACTGAACCTTAGAATGAAAATAATCTAAATCATATTCAAAATATTCATCATTCGCAGACATCATCATATTATAGATTATACCAGGTAACCATTCATCCCAATTAATCCATGCGTTCTTAGAAGAACGTACTTGTCCTCCTTGACCACCATCAACACCAGATTGTATATAAGGTAAAGTATCAAGATACTCTACTATAGATTCAATTAGTTTGTCAGGTAATTTTGAAGGAACCTTGTAAATGAGTTTATCGGTGAATGATTTCATGGTGGGCACTCTTTCTAGATAGAGATCTTTTGTACTCCCACCTATGTTGTTGCTAGATCGAAGTTTACTGAAAACGTCTTTCTAACCTCATCACTCTTATGAGGAGTAACACCATGTAACATATGACCAGGAAAGAAAATAACCTCACCTGCTTCATAATCAACGTGATGTGTATTTTCGTATTGTAGCAGTTGTTTCATACTTTGGTCAAGGCATGTGTTGTTTCTGTCATAAAAGTAAAAACTTGAAAAATCTGGACCTTTATTAAAAAACATAACACACACTAAAGAATTTTCAGTATGATCGTGAATTTCCTGATATTGATTACGTTTATAAAAATTTATCCAAGGATTAAACATCTTATATCTAAAATTTCTACCAATATCCTTACCCCATATATCTAAACTGGGTTGTACTAAACTTTGATAATCTTCATATGATAACGGTATTCTATCACAATCACAAGTACTACCCCAATTAAATTTTGTATTATCAACATCCTTCTCAGTATAAGTTTCTATTTTAGAAAGAAACTCATCAAAATTGGGGATCTTATATCTCCAATAGAAATAAGATCCCCAAGCAACATTATAACTCATTTTAAAAATGTCCTCAAAAATTTTTCCTTAAAAACCTTGACACGTTTTTTTGCCTGGCGTAATTTTTGAGGTTTCAAGTGCCTCTTTGCCTCTTTTTTAGAATGGTGCTGCCAATTTGGAACTTTCATCGTCCTAATTTGCATTTGGTTCCTCAAATTGTTTTTTAAACTCTTCAACCTGATCAATTACTTCCTGATCTATAGGGGGACCAGATTGTATAACAGGAGATAACAAAGCAACAGAACCATCCTCTCTTTTAATTCTCCAAACAGTACGATTCCTTTCAGTCATTGTCAAAAGAAAAGAAAGATTTTTAACTGCTTCTTCTTCAGTTATTTCTTGAATATTAGTCATTTGTTATGCTCCAAAGCAGCAAACATGTAAGTAACCTGTTCTTCAGGCATTGTTGAAGAAATCATATGAACAGTTTCGGCAAAACCTTCTGTTCCCTCTTGATCCCATTTCCATTCAACAACCTTATCATAACCTTCTTCGTCAACAATTTTAATTTGACGTTTTGAAAAATTAATGAAAACGTGCTCCACGTAATGTTCCTCATCAGGTTCAAACATTATAGCATACTCCAATAAATTAGTTTAAGAAAATAGACGATCCTGTGATTGTCACAGCATCCTCTGCATTGATACCAATAGCAGATTCTGCCTTAATGGTGGTGTTAGATCCTGAATCAGTCTGGATAGCAGTTTCTACATCAACAAATAATGAACCTTCTACTACATCTACTGTAGCACCAGTATTTCCACATGTCAAGGCAAAAGGACCACTTTCGTTATTAATCGTATACTGAGGAATTGCAGCAGCAGTAGAACCATCTGGATGTAAGGTATCTACAATGCTACCATAAACCTCACGATATATTCCAGTTGTTGCTGCCTCTTTCTTCTCAATATTAATATTTGTTTGCTGAGTTAAAGTATTAAGAGTATAAGAATTTAATGCTGTATGAATTTCATCTCCACTATTATATTTCTGAGTTTGATACTTAGATTCAAAATCATTACCAGTTATAAACATTTTAGGAGCACCAATATTATATTCACTTGCTTCAAATCTAAGTGCTGCACCATTTACTGCAAAATCAACATCAGAATTAAATGATATAGTATGTTTTTGAATCTTCTCATTCTTTTTCTTACCCTTCTTATCCTTTAACTTAGGTGAAGCAGTAGCAGTGATAAACATTGCTCCACCAACTTCTAAATGGAAATCACCAGTAACCTTTAATCTATAATCACCATCAACAGTAGTATCACAATTAGCATCAACTAACTTACATTCATCACCATGAACTTCTTTTGTAAAATTACCAGCATAAGTTGTATGGTCAGCAACTAAAGAACCAGTATCACCTTTTCCACCAGTTTGTTCTTTTCTATAAGATTCACACTTCTTAGCAATCTCTTCCTCTGACATATCAGGATTTTGCTCTCTCATTGTCTTTCGACAAACATGTTTTGCAAACTCACTATTGTTAATATTAACAGACGTATGTGTAGTACCACTTGGTTTACGACTTATAGTTGCTTGCCTACCAGGTGTACCAACATGCATATCATATGCACCATTAATTTCAGTTTTTGCAGACGCTAAGAAAGGATCAACCTCATGTAAAATTGAATCAATTAATGATCCACCTTTACTATCACCACCACATGTACCTCTATCACTACCTCTAATTTTATTAATTTCTGCTAATTCTTCTTCAGAGCAATTAGTAGTACCAAATAAAGGGAACCATCCAGAATCATCTGTTCCTCCATCAGGTTTTCTATCACAATTACTCTTAATAAACTTCATAAACATTTTTAGAAGTCCAGCAAGAAGATCTACAGCACTCTCGGCATTTTTAAATAAGTCTGTTGCTTCTGAGAAAATATTATCTGCTTTTTTCCATTGATCTAAAACTTCCTTCGCCTCACCACCACCAGCAGAATCTATAGTACTAGTAACAGAACTAATAATACCTTGTGCCTTTGATATCATACTTTCTACACCACATACAATATCATTAATACTTTCATCTACTGCTTGATCTACAAATTCTGTTTGATCTATTAATCCATCCAAATAATCATCTAATATACCTGTTACAGTTTGAATAGGATTACTGACAAGTGATTGTAATTGACTATCAACTCCACAAAGAGAACCTAAAATCTCTGATGCTGCTTGTTGTACTGCTTGAAGAATAACAAAAGGTGTTCCATCTGCTTGTTCCTGTACATTAGATTCTTGCAAATCTTCTGCAAGGTTTGCCATTGATTTACGAATAGCAGCAGTAACCTGCGTCATAATACCACCAATAGCATTCTCTAAATTTGCAGTTAATTCTTCTTTAGTTACCGATTTACCTGTAGTAATATTAGTATATGTACCACTCTCATTTTTAACTAACGTAGATGCTGTCTGAGATATATCTTCTATTCTTCTTTTTAAATCTCTTTTTACATTCTTAACTGGTCCACCCACACCATTAGCAGAAGGTATAGGTTCTTCTGGATTCCTAGGTTTTAACGGATTACCACCACTTCCACCAAGTATAGTACCAATGTTAGAAGGAGATCCAGGTCCACCAGTAGTGGCAGACTTCATTGAAGGCATCTTAACTGTATTAGTCGGTCCTTGTCTTTTGAATCCTTCATCCTTACTACTTGCTTGAGAAGAATTAGGAAACATTGGATTCAATGAGGAAGCATTAGGAGCAAGTCCTGGTTCCATATCTTCACCAGTAAATGCAAACTTCTTCTTATCAATAGTATCATCAGATTTTTTAACTCTCATAACACCTATAACAATAGGCATTTGAGCAGATTCTCCATCCATGAAGAATCCCATAACAATAGCACCAGGTTGTAATTGACCTGATGATTCACCTTGACCGTCATTACCTGCTTGAGATGTATGTTGTAACACACTAGCCCAAGGTAAGTGCTCTGTAGGCAGATCTCCCGTTGTTCCTCCACGGAAATTAGTATAATATCCAAGCACACGAACTTTGACCCTACCTAACTCCATAGGATCTTCATTATCCTCTACTTCACCAACCCACCAGAAAAATCCGTCTTTACCAACGAAATTAATATTAGGTTCGTTTAAAATACCGTCTAAGGTGTCTGCCATCTTACTAGGGTTTTCTAATATTTATTGATTCACCTGAGGTGCTTCTGCACTAAAGTCATCTCTAGTCAATGGTTTTTTCTCTAAACCAGATTGATATGCTTTCATTACATCTTCACCCATAATATTAAAAGAAACAACAACTCTCTGTTTAGTACTTCTATTAATTGGTGCTTCATGTAAAATGGATGATGGAAATAATATAAGATCTCCTTCTCTAACAACTGGTTGGAAATCTACCAAATCTCCATTTGCAGGATCAGGGAATGGTGAGAAAAATCTAGTAGGTTCATGGGCAGCAGAATCATAATCTACATAAATTATTCCAGAATACCCAGTTTGACCATGATTATGTGGACCATGACCATCAAATCTCATAGATTTTTCATACCAGAGTGATGTTATATAAACTGGACAAGGATAATTCTCAGCAAAATCTTGCATATGAGGGCTAATTATTTCACCAACCGCTTCCATATATGCTGGTATCCCTCTTTCTCTATTCTCATAGAAATCGCTAAATCCGTATTCAAATGGTATTGCATCCATTAATACTTTCTTTTTGATTTCCCAGTTATCAATAGAGTACTGCTTATATGGTACTCTAAACATTGTAGTGCTATTGTTGCTCATAATTAAGAATTGCTGTACTTAGTGTTATTCTAGGACTATGGGGATAAGGATCATGATATACACCTTTCGGTATAAAGAGACTATCTCCAGGTTCTAATCTATGTATTGATTCATCATCAAACTTATATGATACAGAACCAACTGCCTGTGTAATTAATACATCCACTTTATCTTTGTGTCTGCCAAACGTTACACAGTCACTACCAAACGAAGTATATACATGACAAGTTTGAATTATATATCCCTTTTCTTTTAGTTCTTCTACTGAATCAAATATAGTTCTAGGTAAATTTTCATTATGCAATATCATTATAGGACATTTCCATTCCTTTGCATCTGCTATACCTATTTTAATAGTTTTTGTCTTAAATTCATTATCAATCTTTTTTATACAATCATCCCAAGTAACTAATTTAGCTTTTTCAGAATGATTTCGTGTTAATGTTACTCCTGGTTTTTCCATCATTTCACCTCAATTTCTAAACCAGCAAGACGTTCAAAATTACCAATCTTACCAGAAGGAAATGTATTAAATGCTATTGTATATCTATCTTCTTTATCTGTATGGTCACCTACACTATGTTTTATCTGTGAAGGAAATAAAATTAAGTCACCAGCAATACATTCTTGATCATGAAAAACCATACTATCATTTGGATTACCAGATACTTTAATAGTTTGAATATCTTTATCTGTATAAAAATACCATTTATTTTCTATCCCAAGAGCAGTAGGAGTATTAGTATCATTTAAATAAAAAATTCCACTAATCATAGAATTAGGATGATAATGAGGATGATGATGTTGCATCATACCAGTTTTATTTCCCCAACACTGAGTTATTTTAATTTTTTCACAATGTAATTGTAAATCAACTCTAATTTCTTCTAAACATTGTTCAAACCAATTAGATAACTTATGATATTCTTCCTTTTTGTGAATATCTGTACGGTCAGTCATAAAATTAAAATTATTCTTAACCCACTTTTCTGCCTTTAATAAATTAAAGGCACTAGAAAGTATCTCCTCATCACATTTAAACTTATAAAGTTTTTGAGGAAGAATATTAATAATTTCCATTAATTACCTGTAATATAATTCCAAATAACTTTCCATAATGACTTAGTAGCATTTCCTTGAATCTCATCAAAGATGTACATATTAAGTTTAAAAGCATAATTTGCCTCATCAACTAAAGCACGAATCTCAACATCATCTAAGTCCAAAGAATCTAAATCAGAACGATATCCATCTTTAAATTCTTTAGCATCAGGTACTCTAGGAAACTCATAAAACATTAAACCTGACCCTTTAGCAGGTTGTAGTGCTTTCTGAGCAATATTCTTAAGAATTTGTCCACCAGATAAATCACCAATATAACGTGTATAGTGATGTGATATAAGAAGAAATGGAGATTTCTCTGCTACTTCATTAAGTCTGTGTATATAAGTTTTACATGCTTCTGACCCACCATGAGAAACCTCATTTCTCCACATAGGTCCATAATAATATCTAAGATCGTGTTCAAGAAAATTAGTACGATTAAGTTTTGATTGATATTTTTGTAGAGTTTTAGCAAGAGGATCATTTGTCTTACTAATCAAATCCTCCATACAACTATAAACATAATAAAAATCCGTAAGTAACTTACGGTATTCTTCTTCATTTACAACACCTTTAAGAAAACCCCTTACAAATTTAGTGTTTTCTGCTGCTGAATGGGACTTTTTAGTCCCTTCTTTTAATTCTTTTGCTAGTCCCATATCAAACTTTATTAAATTTGTAAATTTCATCTGCACCCCAGATGATTCTTCCTTTTGAATCTAAGAATCTATCTCTCATATGTAGTTTATTTTTATAGAGACCAAGTTCTGCATGACCAGTGATTATTTCACCACTTTCTGTCATGCTAGTATCAAATTGACCCATCCATGAACTACCATCAAACTTTAATATCATATCACAAGTTTCGTCACGTGTCAATCCACTATAAGTACCACCCCAATGCTCAAGTATAACTTCAGTATCAGAGATTACTTTTAATTTTTTATTAGTTTTTAAATATGGACTATTCTCTTCCTTTCTACTCCAATGAATAGAATGAATAAAATCTTCGTCTTGCTCCCACCTTACAAAAACTGATCTATAAAGGTGGGGGCTAGACTGTGCTTGTAGTTTATTTGACCAAGTTCCAAGTAACCATGATAAAAAATTAGTCATTAATCGTCATAAACTAAACATTCTGGTTCGTCAGGATGCATTTCGCAAAATAATTCTAGGCAATTAGGATCATGATGATCTCCTGCATCTATCTCGTCATGATGGTGCTCTGCATAAACTTCTAGCTCATGCAACTCTTCCTTATAATGGCGACGTGCAGCAGGGTTCAAAGTGGGATCAGAAATAAGATCTTTATCATGCTGAATATGCTGTTCTATGGTTTGCATTGTTTTTACCAAAGAGTGTATAGTTATTTATTATACTACCGAGTCTTTAAGTAGCATCATCTCTGTGTGTAATTCCTCATTTACTAACTTATGTACTACTGTTTGAATCAAATATCTACCACTATATTTCGCATCAACTATAGTATTTTCTCCTGTTTTTACAGTTGCAGGTACAACAATATTAACTCCTTTACCTGAATAAAGATCAAGATTACCAGGAACTCTAACCAACATTTTAACAGATTTAAGTGATTCTATACGCATCCATTGATATGCTTGCAATTCAACCAATGCTTCATAATTTTTTTGAGGATTATCTTTAAACTTTGGATCAAAAATTTGATTTGGCATTATAGTATAACGAACTCTTTTAGGATAATCAATCAAAGCTTGAATATCAGTATCCATTTGTTTTAAAATACTTTTCTCCTTTTTTCCACCAAGATGAGACATTTTCTGCCAAGATTCAGAAATACTATAACGGTAAGCATCAATAGACATATCAGTACTCAACCCCATTTTAGATTGTGAAATAGTTACAGGATCAAATCCTACACTATAACCAGACCAATCACCATCACGTAATCCTAATAGAAAATTTCTTTCTTGAGGAAAAGATAATCCTAAGATTTTAAAAGGATCTGAAGCACCAGCATCTGATCCCCTAGTTGCAAAGGTATAAGTATGAGTCTTTGCCTTTCCTGAAGTAAAATTAGTATCTTCCTCACCTTGTTCATTAACTTCATCAATCATTTTATCAAGTGACTTAAAATTAAATCCTAAGGCATTTTCCCAAAATGCAAATCCATTTTGTAATGTTCCACCCTTCTTTGCTTTACGAATACTACGCTGTGCTATCCAATAAATTGTATCAAAAGGTCTCCAGTTACTTGCAACAAAATTTTGTTTATTAATAGTTTCTTCACCAAAGAATCTTTTTCTAGTTCCAATATATTTTTTATCTTTAATTAAATCTTTAACTATTGCATTTGATTCATTATTCTTTTTAAAAATAACAGATGTATTACCAAATACGTTTTTAACTTCATTCCTAAGAAATTCATCAGAAACCAAATTCACTATAAATGTATCAGTAAATTCATTTACTTTAGTTCTAGATTTAATCTCATATGATCTGAAATAATAATCTCTATCCATAAGATAACTTGAGATCTGAAGTCTAAATTTTTCAGATCCTGTCATTACACCAAGATATCCACCACTGTCAGTAAAAGTAAGAGTAGCTTCCATACATGATGAAGTTATACTCTCAAAAATTTCTACACTCATAACAAAAGAAGAAAAATTATAATTCCCATCCTGTTCTAACCTTTCACCATTCCTAAAAATACTAAGGGTAAAATCTGCCTTACTGGTTTCTTCTCTTATTCTATTTCCTGCCATAATTAGGTACTCTTCATTACGTTTTGATTAGAATTCATCTGAGATGCAGTACTAGCTACTTGAGTACCACCACCAGTAGAGATAAATTGTGTTTGCCGTTGTGATCCTGCTAATTGTAAATTTGATATTGTTGCGTGTGCATCTCTGATGATTTGTTGATTATATTGATTTGATAATGCAATTTGATTCAAAGCTTCTTGTACCATCTGTTGTGTAGATTTATTTATTTTGGCACGTGCATCATTTCTTTTATCAGAAATCCTCTTAATACTTGCTACTTCTTTTTTAGAATCTCCTCCTGCTTGAGCACCACCACTAGAACGATCACTTGCTCCTATAGTTCTTCCTGAAGTAGTACCATCAGTAAATCCCGCCCATGATCCACCACTACCAGGTGTTCTACCTCCAGTCCATGACTTATGTTCAGTACTTGAAGGAGCTGAAGATACATTACCTCCACCACCAGAACTAATTCCACCTAACTGAATAGTTGCAGCAGAACCGATTGTAGGATCTTGAGGACCAATTAAGAATTGATTATCCCATATACCTCCACGCCATTTAGAGTCATAAAATTTACCATCTTGCCCCATTTGACCTTGAACAATTCCACGGTCAAGATAATATTGAGGGGCTGCTCTAAATTCCAAAGCACCACCAACAAATTGAGCAGAAGCATCTCTATATCTTTTATTTCTTATATCATCAAGATATCCTTTAATTTCATCTGGGGTTTTTCCTGACCACTTAACAGCATCATCTAAAGTTTTTATAGCTTTATATTGTCCAACTCCTCTATCATATACACCAGCAAACTGACCAGGTTCTCCAAATATACTGGTAAAATCATTACCACCATAATTACCCGATTTAATTCTATTCGCTGCAACTTGAAGGACATCAGTCGCAGAAACACCTCTACCTGCTTCAGTAGATAATGCAGCAGCTATACGATACTCTTCAGCAGTTGCTTCTCCACCTTCAGAAGTTGGTATAGTAATATCTGCTGCACGCATACCTTCTTTCTCAGGATCTTTACCAGCAAAGAAATCAGTTATTCCTGATACTGCTCCTGATACTCCTTGAGTAAGATTATTCCAAGTATTTTTAAGCCATCCACCCACACCACCAAAAGGATCAGGTTGTTCTACCCTTTGTGCTTCAAACTGAGGTACTTCTGTTGCTTTCTCACCCAAGACAACAGACCCCATTCCAGGTATCATAAGAGTTGCCTTTCCAGCAAGTCCACCTAAGTTATTAAACCAACCACCTATACCAGTTTTTAAACCTTCTAAAACACCACCTAATTTACCAAAAGGATTGAATGATTGTTGAGGTTGAGGTTGTGACTGTCCACCACCACCACCTAAACTACCAAGTAATCCACTAAACAGAGAACCAATGCCACCACCTTGTTTTGGTGCGGGTGCAGGTTTAGGTTGTTCTTTCTTACCACCTAAAAATGGTAACTTTTGCCACCATCTACTCTCATCTTTAGTTTTACCACCGCCAAATGGCATCTTCGTAATATTACTTTCTTTATTACCACCAAATATATTTTTTACACCACTAATAAGTCCACCAAGAAAATATCCAGGTGGTGCCCCATAACCTTGTCTTTTCGCTTCATCTGCTCTCTGAGAAGTAAGATGAGGATTATTCCTAGTTGCCCTATTGTCTAATGGTACAACATATCCAGTCCCATTATTTTTAACTCCAACCCATTCAGTACCATGAGCAGTAATAGTAGTACCAGCAACATCTACATTATATCCAGAATCTGGACCACTAATAACACCACCTTCATTTAAAGAAGGAATTGTACCTCCTTTTTCAAATTCTCCACCATATTCTTTAAATATCCCACCAAGAAGATTCTTTGCACCACTAACAAGATTTCCAAAGAATCCACCACCAGTTTTATTAGCAGATTCCCCACCTTCTGGACCCCAATGTTTGTAGTCTTTATCTTTTGGGGTTGATCTAAATATCCATTTTTGTAGATCTAGAGGAAGGTCTTTGCTTGAACTTGACTCTGTTGTTGTAATAGTTTTAGTTTGTGTTTTACCAAAATTTCCAAAGAAACTAGTAATACCCTTTATTCCTTTAGCTAATGGACTTTCTACAAATTGCTCTTCAAATGAATCTAATGACTTTTGCCATGAAGATGGTAGTTCATTGTCAGTAAAAATAGTTTTTAAATTTTTATCAATTCCTCTAATACTTTCTACTAATTTTGGATCAATTAAATTGTCAGCATTAATACCAATAGAAGACAGTGGTTTTTTATTGTTTAATACGTCTGTTAAAGTCTCAAAATTCTTTTTCCTTTCTCCAGGATCATTAATATTGGATAAGAATTTTTGGAAGAAATTATCATCACCTGTTTTATCCTGACCAGTAACTAATACTGGTTTTCCATTATCAATTCCAAGTATCCCCTGATCACCCTTGGTAAATCCCCATTCATCAATTAGAATATTATTATTCTTATTCGGCTGTGTTCCATCTGAGAAACCACCCCAAGTTTTTCCACTATTAAATGTAGGTCTACCACCATCAGCAGCACCAAAATCATCTCCACTTTCATCACCAGTAAGGGCATTTATACCCCACATACCTAAACCAACAGTTCCTCCAACAGCAAGAGTATTAGTTAAGAAACCTCCCCATCCTCTTCCTCTTCCTCTTCTACCTCCTGTAATAGGAATACCACGACCTCCTCTGAGACCTCTGGTACTAACAAAGGCAACCAGTGCTCTAATACTACTATAAATTCCTTTAATTAATTTGGCTGGGTTTAAAAGGTATGGTAAGGCTATTAAAAGTGTACCTAAACCTAATACTACCTTTCCAAATCCAACTATTTTTTCCCACCAACTTGTTTCATCAGATAACAATGCATACAGTCCATCAATAGTATTAGTAAGACCAAATTTAGCTACTCCAGCAATAAATTTAATAATTGAAGTTGCTATTTTAATACCATTAGCTAATGCTTTTTGATTCCTAGGATCTTGTATCCATTTTAATATTGGAAGAGCAACAAATAATTTGAATAAACCACTCAACATCCCAACAATAGATTCCCAGAATCCCTTAACACCTCCCTTTGCTACATTTGTTAAGAAATTAAACCCTACACCTTTATTATCTTTCTTTGTATAAACTGCTTTAAATTTCTCTCTCTGATTCTGTAATTCAGTTAATCTATTTAATTGTATAGTTTTAATACTTTGAACTGAAGAAGCAATACCATTAAGAGTTTCACCTAAATTATTAACTGCTTCTGTATTAGAATAAATGGATCTAGCTACAACAGCATCTTCTGTCTTGCCAGAAACATCCTTTGTATCTACAAACTTATAAAAATTTATTTTAGAACCTTTTTTTACAGTTGCCATATTTAACTAACCCTAACCTGTGCAGAAGATGGTGAAGCAATTACATAGTTAGTGCCAATATTTATTGGAACAGGCACTGGCATTGGTGCTAACTTCTCTAACATCACTATAATTGGCATAAATTCTACTTGTTGTTGCATAGCCCATTGAGCAGATATCCCATCTTTTTGATTTCCTAAATTACTAGTTACAGCTGTTGCAGTTTCATTAAAAACACCAAGTACTTTAGGATCAATGCCTAATTTGGTACCTAAAGATGTAATAGCACTCTTATAATCACCTCCCATAACTGCATTAAGAGCACCTTTTAATCCAAAATGATCGGCAAGTTGCCCTACCATTGCCATAGGATTAAATCCACCAGACATAATATTTCCTACTGCCTTACCGAAATCTGGATTAATACTACTAGCAAATGTTCCAATAGCACCACCAATATCACCAGACATAATTGATCCAAGCATCTGACCAACACTACTATTTTTTATAGAATCCATTCCAGGTATCATACTAATACCTTGACTAAATGCTCCAGCAAGATCACCACTAAGAGCCTTACCAGCAATCTCTCCTATAGGACTATTAACTATACCATCAAGGAAATTATTTGCACCAGGAATCATACCCAATCCTGATGATATGGCACCACCAATATCACCAGACATAAGTCCTTTTCCAATACCCATAATACCTTGACCAATAGAACTATCCATAAAACCAGATACTGCATCTTGAATACCGCCACCAAATATACCACCAGTAGCTGCACTAAGACCACCAGTTACAGCTCCCATAATATCTCCACTAGCAAGAGAGGAAACAGCGTTAACTGCTGCCATAACTGGAGCAACACCAGGAATGAATGATGCTACAGTTTGTACTACAGGATTTTTAACAACTTCTTTTACAGTATTAACAACACCACCAACTGCTTTACTAACACCCTTTACAACACCACTAACTGCTTTACTAACACCTTTAAATATCTTACCAAAGAAAAATTCTTTAGGTTTCTCTACTATACCACCTAATTCCTTTTTACCCCATGTAAATGGATTCCACCATCTTCTACGATTATCATCTTTCTTCTCATTATTTTGATTTTGAACTTTAGTCTTGGTGGAAGTTGAAGTTGATGGTGCAGATTTCTCATTTGCAAATACATCAAGAAAATCCCACCATTGATTTTTTCCACCATTACTTGTATATTGCTTCTCATGACGTTCTACACCGTCTGTAGACCAATCATATTCACCTTCACTAAAATCAGTATTTTCATCAAATAAACCATTTTCTCTACCCATCAAAGTATTGAAAATGTGACCAATATTAGGAAGTTGATCAAACATAGACGATATTTGTCTATTAACCCATCCTAAAAGAGGTAAGTTATTAAAGATAGCATCTTCAGTATCTCTAATTCCAGTTACATCAAAATCACGTGCAAATAAGAATGCATCAAGTGCAGTAGAAAATGGCCAACTAACACCAGCAAAATCTAAAATACCAGCAACAGTTTCTAAAGTAGCACCCCAAGGGTCTCCTTGCGAAAGACGATCATATGCAAAAGCAAGGTTAACAAGACCACCAATCCAAGGTATTATAGCAGCTGCTCTCTTACCTATTTTTTGTCCTGCATCAGCAAAAGACTTAATACCCTTTGATTCGAGAAACTGTGTACTTGCTCTCCATAGCGGAGTCTCCCGAATTGCCCTCATAAATGAATCAATTTTAGGTCTAATATAATCAACAATAGGATTAAGTATTGGATCTATTGTTGGTCTTATAGTATCAGTAAACCATTTTTTAGAAGCATTACTTATACTATCCCAACCACCTTTTAGTTTAGCAGGAATATCTGCTAATCCTTGTCCTACTCTTGTTCCAAATCTCTTTAAATTTTCAAATTGTTTACCAACGAATTCGTTGGTCATTCTGATTCCTGTTCTACCTAGTTCAACACCTTGTCCTATCTTTTTACCGCCCCAATCAGTAAAATTACCCCAACCTGTTTTAATATTACGCCAGATTGAACCACCAGTATCACTTAACCCTTCTCCTATCTTTTTACCTGTACCTGTTACACTTTCAACAATATTATCCCAGATATTTTTTGTACTCTCTAAACCCTTGTTAATGAGATTTCCAGTACCTGTCCTAGTATTGGTTATAAAGTCACCAAATCCTTTTCTTATATTCTCAAGAATACCACCTGTTTCACCACCTGTAACCTTAGAACCAAATATTTTTTTGCCTTGATTAGAAAACCAATCACCTATTTTTCCAAATATACCTCTATTTCCTTCTGCCCCACTTATTGTAATCTTATCACCAAAAGCCCATTTTCTTACATTACCAACTGCATCACCAAGCCAATCTACAATCTTTCTCTTATTTGACTTAGTACCTTCAATAAGATCACCAGTTATATTAGTACCTATTCTAAAAGTATCTTTTATTTTATCGGTTAACTTACCTAACCAATTTTTCTTTTTAGGTACATCACCAGTAATTTCTGCTGGTTTTCTCCAAAATTCCCACCACTTCTTTTTTCCTTTTCCACCTTCTGTAATAGGAACACGTTTTTTTGGTCTTGGTCCATCAACCCAATCACTTACACCACCACCAACCATTCCACCAACAGTTAATAAAGCACCAATACCAGAAATAGCTAATGCTATTTGGCCAAATGCCGTTAACCTTTGTGCAAATGTTTTCTCTTCTCCAAGCAAATTGTCAACGGTAGTCATTATACTACCAGTTAACCAAGTAGAGAAATCATAGAATTTTTGGAAAACAAATGCAGTTTTTCTAATAAATTCTGTTAGTTTTTCTGTATTACGTGGATCTTGTATCCATTTTAATAATTCAGTACCAAGAATAAACGAAGCAAATTGCATTGCTAACGTTGTAAATGGTGCAAGAATTTCTTCTAACCATCCAAAACCTTTAGAAAAACCTTTTGCTACTTTAGTTTTTTCAGATCCTTTTAACTTGGGTGTTTTATTCTTAAACCGATTTTCCTGAATTCTTTCTGATTCTGCATCAAGTTCTCTTCTTCTTTGACGACGCTCTAATTTATCTTGTAATTGCTCTTCTGTTAATTGTTTTTCAGCAATATCCTCAATATCATTTACAACTTGACCAATACTTGTTAGTGTTAAACCTAATCTATTAATACTATAGGTAACTGTTTTAGCTGCAGAAATTGTAGGAGACTTTACACCAGAAGTACCCTTTAAACTGACTAATTTGTAGGCTTTAAGCTGTGCCACTATTGTTTTTTCTGCTGCTCTTTCATTCGCCTTTGCTCTTCTTCTAAGAATTGCATTAACATATTGATATAAATTTCCTTTTCCCAAGGCATCAAATTATCAATATACTCTATTTGCCACTTATGATGATGTATTAGAGCAAAATTGGTTTCATAGTAAATTGCTAGGTTCGTATGAAGAAGAGCTACTCGAAAAAAGCTGCTAATCCCTCAAGAATAATTTCATTCTCTTTTTTTGTATTAGGATTAACCACCTTAACAGTATGCTTCAATTTAGGCATAGTATCAAAGAAATCTTGTATTAATTTAAATTGCTTACTACTAAGCCCTTCAAAGAATTCAATAATTTCTTCTTGTGGTAGTTCCTTACAATCATGAACCTCATCTTCAGTTGCAATGCTTGATACACATCCAGCTGCCATTTTAAAAATTTGTTCCATACCAACTTGTTGTCCATCTTGGAAATTCATTTCTACAAATGATTCAAGACTAGGATAACACATATTAACAATCACTTCATCAGATAATTTAAGTTCTTTTTTATGACCTCTAGTCTTTTGAACTTTGATGTCATCTAAAGGAATTTTAACTTTAACTGTTGTTTCTCCATCATCAGGACAAGTTACCATTAAATCAACACTTTCACCAACAGATTTAGTACGAATCTGAAGAAATAAAAATTCAATATCAAATGTAGAAAGTTGATCTACATCCTTAATATCAGTACATGTACTGATAATATCCTTAATTGCAGTGATTATATCTGCAGTTTGTCCTGTTTCAGTTGCTAAAAGAAGCAACTTCTCTTCTTTTACAAGAAAAGGTCTATAATTAACAACCCTACCATCAGAAGGTAGTTTCATTTTGTACTTAGGTACATTTAATTTAGGTAATGCCATAGAAATTCAATTCAGTATAATTATTTAGCGGTCATGCAAAGATGGTATTAAAAATATTTCCGAAGAAATCACCCAACCAATTGTTTACTGTACTGGTGTTAGTCCTTGATGTATCACCTCCAGTAAAATTATCAATATTATTTGGAAGGGTTATTGTATCAGCATCTCTAGTTTCATCAAATAGTTGTTCTCCATAAAAACGATATCTTTCATAATAGAAGGAGACTGGTAATGTCATCACTTTCGCATTGCTGTTATCCAACTGAGCAGATCCAATATTAAAGGGAAATACATTTTGTAATACCCAACAACCAGTTATCCTATATTTTTGGAAAATATTTACACCTTGACCTTGAAGTGCTGAAATAATCGCTTGATCTGTAATAGCAAATCCACCACCACCTCTTTCCCACTTATATATTAATACTCTAGGAGCACAATAAGTTTCATAAAATTCAGTTAGATTATTAGCATCATTTGCCATTAATGATGCCCATCTTTCAAAGAATATTCTTGTTTTTTGACTTGCTGGCATCCTAAAAGTCATTTGAAATTGACTAAAAGAAGATCCAGTAGCATATCTATACGCATTACCTATATTCAATACAGTACCAGTAGTAATCTGCTTACTTGGTAAATTTACATTTTCAGCATAATAATCCAAAAGAAATGATAAATCACCAGTTTCAGCCTGTAAATTAGATCCTACAACTGCTCCACCTGGATATAACATAGGTGGAGATGTGAAATGTACCGACCATAAGTTAGTTAAAGCGGGACTCATATCCCTTTGCTTTATACTAGACTGAAAAGCCTGTAAAGATGGATATAAAGCAGATTGTTTTTGATTTGACGTAATTCCCATTATTCTTTAAGTTCTTTTTCTGTAATTAACATAAATTCCATCCCATAGTCTTTACAAAACTCTTTTGCTGCTTTCCATTTAGCATCATTAATACTATATGTAATAACCTCATTAATATATCTCTTAGTCACTCTTGTTTGTTTTTTTGGTTGTTTAGTTTGTTTAAGAGGTTTAACTTCAACTATGTATTTCTTTCCTTTCACCTTTACATAAAAATCTGGATAATATCTATGCCGTTTACCGTCAATAGGAGATATATAAGGTATTATTATTTCTTCACTTCCCCATTCAGTCACAGACGTTGTTCTATCACACCAATGCATGAATTTTAACTCCCATGACGACCTATAATTTATATTCAAATAATTACCTTTATATTTACCAGGACGTGTAGGAATATACTTTCCTTGTTTATAACGCATAAATACATAGAGATCACATAGTATTTAGGTCGAAAATTGTCAATTTACACCTACCCAATTAAACCACCTGTAGCTGGAGATGGAGATTTAGACGAAGCTCCTACCCAGGCGGTTGATTACGTATGTTTTCGCCGTAAAAGAATTTTATACGATCATAATAATAAAGAAAGGTATTATGGACTAAATGTTCCTGGAAATAACCCGACATTTAGAATGAACAATGATATTGTTTATCTAGCAATGCCACCCCAACTATCAACTTCATATACACCTCAATGGTCACAAGCAAATATGGGTATTGCTGGTATATTTGGATCACAAATGATGAACCAACTTGATGGTGGAGACAGTCTTTCTCCAGAGACTATTGCTTCAGCATTACAAGATGCAGCTGCATCAGCTTTACCTCAATTTACACAAGGCACATTAATGGCAACAATTAATTCTGCTGCTAATGCTTTTGGTCTTGGTGGAAGTGCTGGATTAAATGATGCCAAGCAAATGGCAAATGGAAGTATATTTAATCCATATATGGAACAAACCTTTAAGAATATGGGTTTCCGTACACATGCTTTCAATTTTAAATTATTTGCAAAGAATCAAGAAGAATCAAAAATGATCAAAAAGATTATTGATTACTTCAAAGAAGGTTCTTTACCAGAATACGAATCAATGCAAGAGGCATTTGATACTTGGAATAGTGCAGGATCAGATAGAATTACTGAGCGTGATAATGCAGAGTACGGAAACAGAGAAAGAGAGACAGTCACAAGAGTGAATGATCTTACCTCATCATCCAGATTCTTTAAAATACCAGATTACTTTGAGATAAAGTTCTTACGTCATCATCCCAATGGTCCTTTAACTGAATGGGAAGCTGGTAATAATATGGGTGGTATACCATTACATTTTAAAATTAAAACTTCTGTTTGTAATGGTATAGGAGTAAATTATGCCCCTGATGGCACATATAACTCTATGAAACACTTAAGTGGAGATAGAATGGATGTTCCTGCAATTCAATTGCAAATGAGATTTACAGAAACTCAACTAGTTACTAAACGAGATATATCAGCAGGATACTAATGGCATATTTTCAACAATTCCCAAATGTATACGTAGGAGAAGGTGTTAAAGACGATGAACCCTTTAAATATCGTCTTATAAAAAATCTTTTCCGAAGAGTAAAGGCAAGAGAAGATCTTGATCAATATACAACATTATTTGAAGTATATGAAATTAGAGATGGTGAGACACCATCAATTTTAGCTCAAAAGTTCTTTAGTGACCCATTTTATGATTGGGTGATACTGTTGGTTAATAACATAACAGACGTATATTCACAATGGCCTAAAGATAACGAGAGTCTTAGTAATTACGTAAATGACAAATATAACGATCCTGACGAAGTTCACCATTATGAAACTAATGAAATAAAAGACGAAAACGATGATATTTTCTTTCCAAAGGGAATTCAAGTAAATAACACATTTCGCATTACTATGCCAAATGGTGATGTTAAGACAGAAGCAGAATCTATATATCCAGTCTCAAACTACGAATACGAATATTACGAAAATGAGAAAACAAGACAAATTAGAATACCCATAGGTTCTATGGTATCTAAAATTGTTGAAGAAATGGCTGATATTATAGGATATGAGTCTCATGCTGAATTAGACGAATCTAACAATAAACTAACACCAGCAAATATTGCATCCAGATTCTTGAACAACACTGGATATGTAAGTGGAAGTATTGAAGTTAATAATAGTGTAGGTGCTGTAACTTCATGGGATAATGGTGATGGAGTAACAATCACACCAGCAGTATACGCAGATTCTACAACATCCAACACAACTACAGCAAGTGCAACTCCAACAAGTACTACTACAACTACTACCACATCTGCAACAGATTCTACTCCATCCAACGTTGGTACTTTTGATGGAGGAGAAACAGTTAGCGGTTATTGAGAAAAACCCTACAGGCGAAAAAATACCCCGAATTTTTTTCGGGGTTTTTTTGTAACTAAAAGTCGAATAATATATGAGCTTATCACTCTTGCATTGCACTACCTGTCCTGTACCGTGCATTAACAAACATACTTTCAATCTCTAGTATGTAATTAGTGTTATGCCACCTGGATTCTTTAATTTCATCCATTGCTGCAGAAACTTTACAATATTGGTTTAATGTTTCTTTTCCGTGTTTAGTATAGTACTTAGAAGGTTGATTACCATGAAGATTATCGCCTGACATTGTATTGTGTTGAATTCTACACACTATTTTATATGAGGAAACCCCCATAAAGGGGGTTTCTTAAGGATATCTTTTGGTTTCCTTTACTTAGATTAACCACCAGCAGCATCACATCCTATAGCACTACCAACCACTGCACCTAATGGAATTGCCCACCAACGTCCATCTCCTCTGGACATAGCAGCACCAGCAGCACCACCTAATAAACCACCAGCAATCTTTCCATCAGTACAATCATTAGTATCTACTTCCTCGTATACCGTAACGTTTCTACGATAGGTGGGTGTTCTTCCTACATTTGGATGTGGATCCCTATAAGGTTCAACTTCACAAGGAACTTCAATAGTTTCCTTCCATGATCTTACATATCCAGGATCATCTTCCGTACCTGGAATATATTCTTCACGATACTCACTTCTAAAGCAGGTACGTTCATGTGAATAACCTGGCTGATATTCACCTGCTGTAGCAGGTACTGAAGTTAGTAAAAGAGCAGCAGCAAGTGCAAGTTTCATAAATCTCCTTTGTTTATACTATAATTATATCATAAAAAAAGGGGGTCGAAACCCCCCTTGTGACAGTTTATTTTTAGTCCTCTTCAGCGAGTTTAGCAAAATAAGACAGAGTATCTTCTTCATTGTCTAAAGGTGAAGCAGCAACTGCCTTTTCCCTAAACTCAGATACTTCTTTACCCCAATTCTGAGGTCTCACTTCTTCATCCTCTTCAGGTACAACAACTGGTGCTGGACGTGAAGACTTACCAAGTACAAGATCTAAACGCTTCTTCAAATCTTCATAAGATTTAAAGTTCTTAGCAGCTTCAAACTCAGCGAGTGAGTAAGATTGCTTCCAGATCTTTTCTAATTTATCGTCAGATAGATCACCTAGAGTACCAGGTGCAGCAAATTCTGACTTATCATAGTTCCAGTAACCATCAACCTTTCTAATCTTAACCTTGAAATCAGCACCCTTCCATAGATTAAATGGATCGAGTGGAGTCTCATCAGCAAAAGCAGGTTGCATTGCTTCGACTAATTTGTCAAAGATTTTCTTACCATACTTGTACAAAAAGACTTTACCTTCATTCTCAGGATGAGCAGGATCAGAGACAACATAGATGTTAGAGTAGTAAGAAAGCTTACGCTTCTGTGCTCTAGCAACTTCTTTGTCAGACTCACGTCCACTATTCCAAAGTTCTCTGTTCAGTTCTCCAACAGGATCATCCTTACCAATAGTAGTAAGAGAGTTCTCGATGTACCACTGACCACCAGGTCCTTTGAAAGCGTGACTCCATATCTTTGCCCAAGGCATGTCCTCTCCATCTGGAGCAGGAAGGAATCTAATAACGGCATAACCGTTACCTGCCTTATCTAATTCAGGTTTCCACAGACGCTCATCAGCACCTGCACCTGCTTGAGGTTGATTTAGTTTTTCAATCTCTTGCGTGAGTTTAGCAAGACTACTGCCAGCAGCAGAAGACTTCTTGAGTGTTGCAAAAGACATAATTGTATTCTCCGTATTGTGTAGTGTATAATTGCTACTGTGTAATCGTAGCATACTATTTATGCAGTGTCAAGCTGCCCTTTTTGTGCATTATCTAACGTAACTATCATAGCATCCATACAATCCATCAGTGTCTTATATCCAAACGCTTGAGTTAATTGATTAATCTTATTCTTCATGTCTTCTGCTTCTTTATCTTCCTTAGCAGCAAGTTGTAATCTAAAATAAAAAGTCTTTTGTTTATCGATCAGTCCTTTACATTCTTCTATATGCTGCAACTTTTCTTCTTTATTCATACTAGACAGTCTACTAGTTTTAGATGCAATTTCCTGATAAGTATAAAATATACTTTGTAGATTCTCTTGTACTAGTTCTGAATTAAAGAAACTCATAGAGGTAATACTCCTTTTGATGTTTGCTTCATATAATTTAAGCGTTGAGCTTCATGTTTTAATCTTTCCTTTAAAGGCTTAGATACTAATTTAGAAACAGTTTCAAGTTCAATCTCATTCTCTTGGCAGTACGTTACTACTGCTTCAATGTATGTAATTAAACCTTCACTCTTCTTAACTAACCTTTCAATTTCTTGTGAAAATTTAGTAGGAGTTAAAAAGTTTTCCTCTACTTGTTCTTTAGGCATTTTTTCCCCTAACAAATTCTTCAATATAGGACTTGAGTAATCGTAAATAGTCATCGAGATTGTACTTTTGAAATACTTGAACAGATCCCTCTTCAGTTGCGATAAGTGTGACAATTTTCTTTACCTCAATGCCTGAACGCTCAAGGAACATCGCTGCGTATGCAGTTTCTTGAACAAAGTAATGTTCAATATAGTTCTCTTGTTTTTGTTTGGTAGAAGTTTTAAAATCGATTACCGCTAACTCACCTTCATACTCAGCTATACAGTCTACACGACCAGCAAGACCAAGGTAATGAGAGTAAAGAAAAGTCTCTAAACAATGGATGTTATCAATTTTATCCAGTTCAGACTTCGCTGTCTGAAACATTCTAACAGACAAAGGATTGTTATCCAAATAACTGTTAAGATTTAATTGATCTTTGAAATAATCCTCAGCAATACTATGAAATGCAGTGCCTCTTTGTGTAGCTCTCGCAGTAATTCGATTAGCCTCGTCTTCACCAATTTTCTTTCTCCATTTTGAGAAGAAAGCAGCGTTCTTAAACGATGTGATTGAGGTAATACTCGGATAATATTTATCCGCACCTGGAATAGGGTAAAACCGAACTCCATCTTGATTCACAGGTTCGACCTCTGGAGTATTGAGATCTACATCAATAAATTTAAACATTAAAATCCAAGACTGAGTTTGGTAATTAAATAAGATTTGACTAGACCTGACCTAACGATGTCATCAATACCAAATTCAACACAAGTAAATTCTTTCATTTCTTGTAAGATACTAATGAAATCAGACACACCTGTCTTCTCATTTTCTCTTGTTAAATCGGTTTGAGTGATGTCACCACAGAACATAATCTTAGAGTCCTCACCTATGCGAGTGATCATTGAATCAAGTTCATGAAAGTTCAAGTTACTAAACTCATCTACAATAACAATAGTATTATCCAAGGTAACACCACGAATAAAACTCGTAGACCAGAAATCAATAGTGTCTTGTGCTCTGAGGTTGTCATATAACATCTCAAAAGAATTATCATCTGGCATACTAAACATATACCTGACCATATTCTTGTATGGTATTTGATAGAGATAGGACTTGTCCTCATGATCTCCTGGTAGGAAACCAATCTCTCTTGTAGGTACTAGAGACCTTACAATAACTATTTTATCATAAACTGAGGATTCGTCAAGTACTTCTTTTAATGCCAGATACAATGTGATAAATGTTTTACCTGTACCAGCAGCACCATGAAGTAATAAATGTTGACCTTCAGAATACTTTTCAAAGACAACCTTTTGATTGTCAGTAAGAGGCTTGATCTCAGTCATGTATGACTTATCAATAGGCTTCTTGCGTTTCATCTGCTTCTTAGACATTGGTTGAATGGGTGCAACACCATTCCCATTACCGTTAGATTTTTTTCTTGCTCTTGGCATTTATGTAAACCTACTCAAGTTAGCACGAGGATGTGCTGATTGCACCTTAGACATCACTTCCTTAAAACCATCCTCAACTTTAGGAGTACCATAGGTAACACCACCAGCACCTTGAGACCAATCTTTATCCCAGTCTGGATTATCCTTTCTCCAATCATCATACTCTTTCATAGTCATAACTAACTCTTTAGTTTCACCTGTCTTTAGATTTTTTATAGGATAAGTTGGCATGTTAAATCCACTCCAATGCTGTTGCGATAGTTGGGAATTGCTCAATGAAAACTCTCTTTACATCGTTAGCAATATCCATGTGTTCTTTTTGTGTTCCATTAGCGGAACGTAAATCTATATAGTGAATCCATGACCGAACACTACCTGTCATGTATAGTTTGGTTGGTGTAGCAAGAGGTAATACAAACCGAGCACACTCCTTTGCTATACCTGCTTCAAGCATCTCCTTATAGAGTTTCATTCCATCAACAAAGTGTCTCTGCATTTTAATCTCAAAGTCTTGTTGTGTCAATGGATCAATATCATCAATGCTATTCTGTCTGTTCTTTGTATCCTGACGACGTAATGCTGGTAAAGGAATCTCCTTTGCTAACATACTACTATCAGCATATCTCTGAGAGAACTCTTGGTATGTAAATGATCTGTGCCTTAGTATCTGTGCAGCAAGACCACGTGTAGTTGATATCTCTACAGTCATATGTGCCTGTTCAAATACAGACCAATGACCATGCTTAATACAATAACTTAATAACCCTGCTACATTAGGATTCTCTTGATTTTTTGGGTTAGATACCCTAGCAATATAACCAATAGTTTTCTCTGCATCAGGTGTTACAGAGATCAAAGATACATTATTCATGGATGTTTAAATAAAAATCGAGCAAGTAAATAGATACCAAATGCTTGCCAATATGTAATAGTTATCAACCCAAAAACACTGGGAGCTAACCAGTTCCATAATAGCATAATGATACCTGCTTTGGCAAATCCACCAAGGATTTTACCTAAAACTTCAGAACCTTTTTCTTTACGACCTTGATCTAAGATCATATTATCTTCTTTTTTCTCTTCAATTTTTCTATCAAGATAGACCGTCATTTTGATTTCTTTTTCTTAGGTTTCTCTTTCTGACCATCATTCCATAAGGTTGGGTTTACCCTACCTGCTGATTGTTTAAATGTTACAAAATCTTTTTTATAAAGATCATAATAATAATCAAAAAGGTCTACTGCTCTACTAGCAATAGACAAATCATGTCTTTCTTCACCATCAACCTTGTACGTTACAAGATAACATGTATAAGGAAGTTTGGTATCATCCGCATCTTCCTTTTGACAATTTTCTTTAATGATCCTCACGATCTACCACCCCATTCTATCTGTGGGAATGCCTCAGATACAACGGCTTTAGTAATACGTTTATAACCTTTATTCATTTGACCATCCTTAACTAAGACTAGAAGTTCTGCTTCTTCAGCAGCAAGTCCTTCAAGGAGTTGAACAAACATAGACTCACGTTTCAAAGCAGGTAATTTACTATCACCTCCTTGGAAGAACCTATAAAGACCTCTATACTCTTGCTCTAAGCGAGTATGATCTGTTCCTACGGGTGCATCGTTAGGTGTGTATGGAACATCACCTTCAGGAAGCAAAGAAATAACACTCTCATCAAAATTAATAATCAATAGTTGCCTTAAAGCAACACTATTATTCTCCCTGAGAATCTTTATTTTTTCTGCTTTTGTTTTAGCATTAGAGACCTTACGTAAGATCTCACTAATAAGTAACCTAGGGTTACTATTTTCAAGTGATTTTTTTGGCATAATTAATCCTCATCATCAGTTTCAAACTCATTTTCTCTACGAAGGTAGAGATACTCATCATGAATCATGTTGCCATTTTCATCCAACATTTCTGGATGTATAACTGCTCTTGTATAAGCAGCATTCTCAACATAATCTTCGACATAGCCTTTGGCTAACCAAGAAACAGTTATTCCAAGAATAAATGCTCCTATTACAACTAGGACAACGAGTGCGATAAGCATTGGTTCCATAGTTTTCTCCGTAGCTATTTTTATTTAGAGAGATTTCAAATAAGTTTTTTATTCCTTAGATATCTCACGGCTTCAGTACAACCTCCAAGATTTTCTCCACCGAGAACAACTTGAGGGAAAGTAGACCCTTTACCGAATTGATTATAGAATGCTTCTCTTTGAAAGTCAACACCTAGTTTATATTCAGCATAATTATATCCCTTACCAGATAATACTTGCTTTATCTGAGTGCAATAAGGGCACCCATCTCTTGTGTAAACAGTAAAATTCATAAGTTTTTTTAGAATAAAAAAGGGTATCCGAAGATACCCTTTATTTAGATATAAATCGTACCCTTAGAATACGAACTTAGCACCTACTTTAGCACCCCAGTCAACGATGTTGTCGCCAGAAGCGTCTTCACCATTAGAGATTCCAGAAAGCTCACCATAGAAAGCTAAATCTTCTGTAGCAGCAACAGAAGCACCGATCTTACCAGAAAGTTCTGTTTCTGTATCATCAGTAGAATCTGAATGAACTAGAGAAGGACCACCTTGTACATAGTAAGCAACTTTACCACCTTCGGTAACACCTTCGTAACCAATATGAATATCTGATGTAGCAGAGCTGTAGTCGCCATCAGGATATGATAGGTTTGACTCGACATTCACATATGGACCAGCAAAAGCTGCACCAGCGAGTAGGAATGGAGATGCTGCAACAGCAGCGATTGTTGATTTAATAGACATGTTTTTTGTTAAGTGTCTCGCAAGGATACAAAAAGACCCTGCGGATGATAGACTTCCCCGACATGGGAGTCTGTTTTGTCCAACACAGGGTTACGATAGTTTCGAGTCCTTTGTTAAGAAGTATTTATAATAACACAGACCTTATTTCTTGTCAAGTGTGCCAGTTTTTGAACTGGTTTCTTTCTGGTTTTCCTCATGTTTAATACGCCACTTAACTTGTTTAGCATACCGTACTTCTTCTGGTGTGTACCAATCAGGATGTTTCTTTGCTCTCTTTAGTATTTTCTTTGCTGCTTTTTTGTCGTTCATGTTTAGCTTTAATTGTATATTCTGTTAATTTCTTTCGTGCTTCTACAAGTTGTCTTGCTGTCTCCAATCTCTCATCAAAATATTTTTCAGGATCATATGAAAGATAATCTTCTTGACCAAGATAATCAAACTCAGCATCATTATTACCAAGCAACTTCTTTAGCTCTTTAGGTAAGTATTTATTCCTGATCTTTGGTAATTCCATATCAAATATAAGTTGCTACTAGTACAATTCTTTTATCCTTTTTAGGAAGCATGAAGTAATGCTCACCAGTAAATGTAATTATATCATCCTCTTTAGGATCAAATACTTCACCTTCACAAACTGTCTGACCCCCACTAGATGTCAAATATATTATCAAATTATTATGAGGAAATTTATGGTCTGTATGAGGAATAGTTTGTTGCTTCCCTTCTTGAGGGAAAACCATATTAGCATTCATCCTATACAAACAATTTAATTCTATATTATTATGATTAAAAATTTCTACTAATACATTATAAAAAGGTTCAACATAATTTGAACCAGGATAACTATACTTTCTATTATCTAAAGGTCTAGTAAGAACATCATGTGATAAAAATGAAGTCTCTGAATACTTACTTACATCATCGCCTCTATCAATAAGTTTATTATAAGATGGACTATCTTGATGAATAAAATATTCATTATAAAACCATTGAAAATATGGTCCAAGTACTAAAGACTTTAAACTATTATAACTATCAGTCTTAGGATTTTCTAATTGTATAATCATTGTGTTGTTGAATATTCCCAACCTATAGCCATCCTAGTATGCCAAGTTAAATTGCCATCACCAGTATGATTCAAGTCAAGTGATGATGCTATTATAGCATTAGTTGCGGTAAATGTGCCAACTGTTATGTCAGCTTTACATGGAGTGTCTTGAGTTGACAATGAAGAAGCAACAATAGTATTCTGAGGATCACGTAGAATCCACCCTACTCCTGCAGGATTTAAGTCCCATGTATCCCACTGATTTGATATGTTGTTTATTGTAGCAGATATTGCATAGGTTCCAGCAGTAACATTATTAACACTAAAGAATGAAGATGTGTTATGAGATGAAGTTACTGTTGTAGTACCAATCAAACTACCTTGCCATGATATAGTTGCTTGATTGTCTGCTTGAACCTCAAATACATATGTTCCTGCTACTGATACAGTAATAGTCCAGTTAGCAGTAAAGGTATTACCAACTAAAGGTTGAGTATTTGATGGATAGATACCATAATTTTTTAATATTGGACCCCATAAATTAGTAGCAGAAGTTGAGTTACCATCAATAGCTTTAACCCAACCATCAGAATCTTTAAAGCAAAGTTTCTGTCCACTATTTTGTACTACAAATCCATATGGATTGTTTAATATCACTGCTGGATATGTCTTATTACCCTTAACGTTAATAGTAACTGATGCAGATCCAGTCTCTGCTGCTCCTTGTGTAAGGGTTTTCCCTGCTATAGCATAAGTTCCTAAAGCTTTCGTGGGATTTAATGTAGTAGTACCAGATTGATTTGTAATTGTTCCTACAACTACAGAAGCATTACAATCTTCACCATGTCTATCTTTAAAACAAATCTTAGAACCACCATCTCTAATAGTAAATCCACCAGAATTATCAATAATAGTAGCAGTATAAGTTTGTCCAGCAGTTACATTAACTGTAGCAGAATCACTACCAGAATAAGATCCTCCCTGTGTAAAGGATGCACCAGCAACAGAGTAAGTTCCTAACGCAGTACCAGCAGTACTAGGATTATCAGCCCAAGAAAAGTTTAATTGTACATCAGCAGTACCTGATCCACTTGCAACTAGGTTACCTGCTCCATCAAAATAAACAGATACATTACTACTATAAGAATAGGTTTGTATATCTTCATCCCAACTTAGATCCAAATCTAAAGTACCCTCACCAGCACCTGTTGTTACTAGATTACCATTACTATCAAATGAAACACTTAAAGTATTCTGAGAAGATTGTTGACGTAAGACCCATGCTACACCTGCAGGATTATTACCCCACCTATCATCATTAGGTCCAGTAGCATTATTAACAGCAGCAGTTATTATATGGTTACCTTCAGTAAGTCCTGTTAAGGTATAAGTTGTACTAGTTTGAAAAGAAGAAACAGTTCCTTGATTAACACCATCAAATCCAATATCAACAGTATTATCTCCTTGTACTTCTAACTCATAGTTTCCAGGTGCAGGAATATTAACATTCCAAGTAGCATTTTGAGTAACACCAGCATGTGTATTTTGATTTGAAGAAAATACCGCATAAGTATTCATAAAATCAGACCAATCCATATGAGGACTAGACCTAACCCATGCAACTGAAGTAGATGAAGCACAGAGTCCACCCTTACATATTTTAATATAATAACCACCAGGATTTACATCCCAATTAAATGGATCACCTCTATAAAGATTAACAACACTAAACTGCATCCTATGATTACCAGCAGAAAGATTACCTAAATTAATAATCTGTGTTCCTAAACCAGCAGTATAATCTATGTCCTGATTAAAAAGTATCCCTTCAGTAGGTCCATATAAAATAAACTTAGATTTATTATCAGATTGAAATTCAATAGTATATGATCCTTCAGTTGGTATATTAATAAAAGTTTCTGCTTTTTGCCAAGAATTAATATAAGGATCTATCTCTGTATCAGCAGGTTTAATCGAATAGATTGCATAATCATCTAAAAATTGTGTCCAAGGAACATCAGCATTACTAGGTGGTCCTGTTCTAACCCAATCTGATGTGCCAAGTTGACCTGTATTACCAGCAGCAGTACATTGAAGTGATGATGCTACAATACTATTACCAGAATCTCTTACAACCCAAGCAATACCTGCTGGATTAACATTCCATGTGTTATCAGAACCATAAGAATTAGTAATCCTTACTGTCATATCATTCTCACCAGCATTGAGAGAAGTAGTAGCAGTATATGGTGTAGATAATGGACCAGATCTAAAAATTCCTCCTTCAGCAGTCATGAAGGCAGAATTACTACCATTTAAAAATATTTCAGCATTATCATCACAACCAAAAGTAAATCCATATGTAGTTGTTTCTGGAAGATTAATCTTATAGGAAATTTCTTGTACTAAACCAGGTAATGTACAAACTTCTGGGTTGACCCAAACAGCGTACGTATTACCTTCCTCACTCCAGTGCCCACCAATATTAGTTTGAACATCCTCAGTATTAACCTGACCTATACGTACAGTAGCATTACAATCATTACCATGTAAGTCTTTAAAACAAAGTGTCTTACCTTCATCTCTAACTTCAAACCCACCACTATTATCAGTAATAGTAGCAGTGTAAGTATTATTATAAGTGGGACCACTACCACTAGATCCAGACGTTACAGATACAGAAGCTTGTGCTGTACCATGTCGTACACCTGGTGTCTGAGTAAATGTAATACCACCAACACTATAAGTTCCTAATGCAGTATCATATGCATTAGGATTATCACTCCATTCAAAATCTAAAATAACAGTACCAGAAGTTGATGCAGTATCACTAGTAGCAATTAAATTACCACTGGGATCAAAGGATGCAGATAAAAGGTCATCACTAATAATAGATTCTGCTTCAGAAGTTACAGCGAAAGTAACTGGTGTTGATTTTTGCTTCTTATATCGAGTTACAGCAGTACCATTAGGTAGAAAGAATTTTATTGGAAGTATATTAATATCTGGATCATAATCAACACAAGTATCTGGTGTTAGAATAGGAACCTGAAAATTATCATCTAAACCAAAAGTATCTTTATTATATGGTGACCATGCATAACAAATACCTTCTGGATCAATGCAAGTTTTCCAACTTAAATCATCGTCATCATAACCATCCCAATCATTAACACAATCATAATATTCTGTAGTACCATCCTTTAAAGTTCTTTCCTTACATCTACGTTTAGTTTTCCAAGGTTTTCTTCTACCATAAATGTCCTCCCAGATTGTCCAATCAGGATGGCCATAATCAATGACAGTAATATACGGATCAGGATCAGTGACAGGTGTTGGTCTTAATCCTTTCTTCTGTTCATCTGTTAAAACAACATCACATACTGGTCCCAATGGACCTGATGGATAATAATAACCCATAAAAATAGAGGGTGTGTACCCCTCTATTTATTTAAGACTGGTCAAACCCCTTTTTTCTTTTCCAATCAGCATACATGCTACCAAATATCATACCTTCATGAGATTTTATATCATCACCATCAAGAATTTCTTTTTGACGTTTAGAAAGACTAACTCCTTTCATAGTGGGATATTCTTTTTCCCAATTCTTAATATCATTTATCATTTGTTCTTTCATTATCCTTGCCAAATCATATCAGGCATTGGTTGTTGCCCTGGTCTATTAGTTATCAATAATATAAAGTACCCTACAAACCATATTATATTAAACAACCATGCTTGTCTCCAGAGATACTTCCGTACTCCCATAGCAAGGAACACATTCCTTACTGCCTTAGGATCATCTTCATTACCTATTGATCTAAGAATTTGTTCTATTATAACAGCAACTATTGTTCCTATCACCAATGGATAAAAAACAAAATTTGCGAATGACATTATTGAGATTAAGAAAATCATTTGAAATCCTCTAAAGTAAATAAACTTATTAATTCTATACCTGCATCATAAAAAGTAAATGGATTATGTTCTTGTCTATCAACAATAGATATGATACGTTCAACAGTATATCCTGCATCCCTTATCTTCTCTACTGCTTTTAAAGATGATCCACCAGTAGTAACTACATCTTCTAAGATTGTAACACGTTGACCCTGTAATGGCAATGGACCTTCTATCCAAGCATCCGTACCATGACCTTTAGATTGTTTACGAACTATCAATGCATTAAGAATACGTTCTTGAGTCCATGCTGCGAGAGCAACACCACTTACAAGAGGATCAGCACCAAGAGTAAGTCCTGCAACAGCAACAGAATCATCTTCAACCTGTTCTAACATCATAGATGAAGTTAATGCAAGACCTTCTCCACTTAAAATAACAGGCTTACAATTTATATAATGTTCGCTAGTCTTACCAGAAGAAAGTTTATATTCACCTTTACGGTAAGCCCTATCCTTTAATAATTTTAATAAATCTTCTCTATAAAACATAGTTTATTTTTTATGTAGGTTCAAAAAAATACCCCGATTTTTTTTCGGGGTATCTGGGAATTAAAAGGTCAATTTCCTTTTGGGGTCATCTTCCATGCACCGAGTGCAGCACCGCCAACAGCAGCGACTATGATTAAGATTTCCATTAACCTACAGCAGGTGCTGTAAGTGCAACCTCTGTAGTCTCAGCAGATGCTAAGTCTAGTGGGAAGTTGTGTGCATTTCTTTCATGCATAACTTCCAT